GCTCTGCGCACCCCCGGCACGCCAGGACCCCCGGGAAGTACCTTTTTGAATTCGATCCGGATTCCTTCGCCAGCGCCACGGAGACGGGCGCAACCTCGATCATTGTATACCCCTACAGCATGCTACCACGATCGCCCCGTCTTGGCCCCATAGCGGCGGCAGAATCGGCATACATCCACCCGGTCACACGGTCACACCACCACCCCGACACAAAAACAGGCTATATCACTACGATAAGCGGCCTCATTGAACATGCATCAGGTGCATTGATACGGTCACACAAGGGCAGCGCCTATAACACACGCCCCGCGTGCAATACAGAAAGCCCACAGCACGATATAACGCGCTCGCCACCGGGCAGGGATGCACCTGCACCGCGTGCAATTAATCGGATTTCAAAAAGACTGTTAGGACGGCGTAAAGGGGTATTTTATGAAACGGGGTGAGTGCAACTTCTTTTCATCCACTGGTCACGCCGGGGGCTATGCCAGCGGCCAGGGCGATAGGCTGCGATACGTAGGTTCGGGTATAAGGCAGACGTAAAAAGACCCGCTCAAATGGCGGGCCTTATGGGGCGGGAATACGGCGGGCGGTTAATCGTGATCTATCAGGACTTCTTCCACGACACCAGTAAGGGTAAAGACCATGCCGTTTTCATCGTGTCCGGTTATGGTGACGACGTCACCTACCTCCACGCTATCGGCAAGGACTGTGCCAGTGGTTCCGCCCTGGAGTAACACTGTAAAATTTTTCACTCCTCACCCCCTACGCCGTCCAGTGGTTCCCCGCGCTTACAGCTGATAGCGAACAATGCCGCCTTCTCCGGGAATTGTGCAATAGACTGGATGCAGTCGGTATACGACAAATCGCCGTCGATCACGTAGTCATCACAATCCGATGCCAGCGCACCAGGGTTAACGGTGCACAGTGTCACCACTAAAAACCATACCGAAGCCATAATAATTCCCCCTTCTTACTTTTTGAATTTACGACCGCTTGCGCGGAGTTTACGACGGTAATCGCTGGAAATAATGGCAAGCGCCACCGCGAACATTACCGCCGGGAAAACGACTTCCAGAACATCACGGAATGCGAACATAGATACCCCTAGAAAAAAGATTTAAGTAACGCCGGTAAAACCGGATTTTTGCGAATGGTAAGCACTTTGAGACGGTCCCGCCCCTCCGTGGTCCAGATAGTCACCGACCAGGCGCGGGCCTTGTCATCCCACGTTAGATCGGCATCCACCCGCGTAAAGCGAAGATCGCCCGCCGCTTTAAAGCCTTTTGCCGTGATATGCCCGCACCATTTTTCCGCGGTGTAACGGGCTTGCGCGTGTCGCATATCTTTAGCCCGCATATTCAATCCCCGCGATGCAGTGGAACGGCAGCGAATGGTTGTAGTGAGTGTCACGGGTCAGGCCGTGGCGCATATCCCACAGAGCATTAAGGCGCATCAATGCCGGGTAAATCTTTATGTCGCCTTGCGAGGCGATCAACGTCATCCCGCCCGCCGTGGTTATTTTTACGGGTTTAACCATGAGAGCGTTACCGGATACCGCCGCCACCCCGGCGGCGTCCGCGTCCTTGCGTGCAACCGCTTTCCAGTCTCGCAGGGATTTAATGGTTTTCTTTACCTGGCGACGGTAAACGCTGTTCCCGCGTACCGTCCACAGGGATCGGAGGATATGCGCATAAAACGCCACCTTCGCGGCGCTGTATTCGGCGTCCGTTGCGTAGTCCGCGCGGTGTACGTGTGACGGGCGGCGGTTATCAGCTACGCAATACGCCTCCACGGCGGCCAGGTCGCGATTCATCGCGGCGATCTCCGCGTCTATCTCTTCGCGGGTGAACTCTGAATAGATAAGCGCGTCATGGCCGTTGTCCTGGCAAAAAATCGCGTCATTGCGTAAGCGGCTGGCGCGTGCGGCGGCGGCTTGTTCTGCGATTTCCTCCGCTGATTTGCTCACCCCGTAGCGGTCCAGCTCGCGATCCAGGTAGAAAGCAAAATCAGCCTCAAAGGACCAGCCGCGCCAGATAAGAGAACCGCCCTCTTCGCGGAATTCGACTTGTGTGGATCCGTACTGGTCAAAGTTATAATTAACCTTTACGCCATCTTTCAGGGTGAAAGCGTTAATTTTTGCGGTGATTTCGTCGTGTGTCATTTTGAACCTCGTTTATTGTTGTTTGCGTATCCCCGCCGGGTTCGATAAATGTAATATGCACACGCAACGAGTGCAACCCCCTTAGCCATGTTTATTTCATTTTTGCTTTCCACGTCACCCCGATTTTCGCGGTTCGGGGATCAGCGCCAATAAAAAAGGCGGCTTATCGCCGCCCATCCTTAATCCATTCCAGCAGGGCATCCCCCTGATCTTGCGTGGGCCAGATAAGCCCACAGCATACCCCGCCCGCCACCGTGTAAAGTATAGGGCGGAACAGGCCGCCCCCGTCACCCGCGATAATGGCGATCACGGTAAAGCCCGCGATCAGGCCGCACGCGGAGAACTTTACGACGGCCTTTTTTGCGTCGCTGTTCATTGTTTCAAGTCCTCCGGGATTATGCCGCTGATCCGCACTTCCACTACGCCGGAAACGATGTTATTTATATGCGCCCCTTTATGGCGGAAACGGCCCACTACGATCACGACAGTATGCCCGGCATAAGGGATCAGGCGCGGCGCGTCCAGCGGTTCAAAGTAAAGGCCGCCGCTTATCCCTTTACGTGATTTATACGTGTTACAAGCCTTGTCCAGTAATTGCTGGACGGTGTACGCGTTATTCCACGGCTTAAACGATACGCGCGGGAAGGTGGTCAAATTATTCCGGCGGCTTATTTCATCGATGGTGATTAAAATTGACATTATTCCCCCTCCCACGGCCCGACAATATCAAGGGCGTGATCGCCAACCGCGTGTAAATGTCCGGACCGCATCCAGACGTTATATCCACGCGGCCGCATCGCCCCGCGGAATTTAACCCATACTGACCCCTTGCAAGGGAAGGTATAATGGCGATTAACAGGCGATACCCCGATGATTGTGACGCGACAACCGGACCGGGTGATATAGTCGCCGGGCGCGGTAATGACGGCGGGCAATGCCAGACGGTTTTCAACGTTTGAGGTAACCATAATTAAGCCCCCACAGCTTTTATTGAGATAACGCGAACATTCACGGGCGGTAAAATCGACCCATCTAACAGCGGCCCCCCGGTATTACGGGCTTTAATGTTAGCGATCACGTTTTTAAGATGTTCGTATGAATCCACGGTTCCGGAATAGCGGCGATTAAGCCCGGTAAATCGAGGATCATCATAATACGCTTCCACGGTTACAACCCGGCGGAATGGAAGCGGTTTAGGGAATAACGCCGCGCGGGCATCTTCTACGGACGTTACCGACGGGGCGCGGACTACCGCCGCGCGTGATGAATTTTTGCCCGTTAAATAAACGCGGTTTAACTCAGGCGCATATTTATGCGATTCAATTTTAAGTTTCATGATCAAGACCCCTGCAAAATTAAAGTGAAAATATTATTGGAACAGCCGATCAAACGTCCGGTCTTACGTTCACGCAAATAAATAGTCATACGACCAAAACACGGGCGGCGTTCAATGCGGCAACGCTTTAAAACGCGGCGGATGTCCGCCCCGATATAAACGCCGATGATGAAATAACCGATAAACATTATTGTTATCATTATTCGGCCTCGCTTACATACCAGCCCACAGTCTCACCCCGGCGGCGGCCTTTAGCGATATAATCGCGCTCCACTTCCAGCCCGATAGCCTCAGCAATGCGGATCATGCAATCAAGCCCGCAAGCGCCATCAAGGATAACTACGCTATCTTTTTCCCGGTATACCGTGCCGTATAGGCGGTCCGCGCGGTCCGCCGATTTACGGCCGCCCGCCTCTTCCCACACGGCCCCAGCGCGATCTTTCAGCGCCAACAATTCAGGCTGATAGTTTGCGGCCAGCCAGTCACCGAACACCGTCCCTACCATGTCATACCCGCCGCCCATGCATTTAAAGCGGTCTCCGGTTGATGTGTCATCAAGGCGGCAAATGTTATAGCCGTAAGTGTCACGACCGCGGGAGACAGACCAGGACAGTGCCAGACGTTTAATCTTTTTCATTTCGTTTACCTCGTTTATGTTGTTTCGTTGTTCGCGTATCCCCGCCGGGTTCGATAAACATAACTTGCACTCATTCCGTGTGCAACCCCTTAAACCAGAAAAATTTCAATTTTGCGTTTCACGTCTCCCCAGGGCGCGCCGCCCCGCCGTCATCCAACCGGGATCAATACCCCGGCAAGCCGCGCCCCGCCTGGCTTTCGGGCCTTTCCGCCCCATCGGCGCCATCCACCGGAAACCAATAAAATCAATGACTTACAAAAATCCCACCTTTTTCGGGATCCATGGGGACGCCGAAATCCGGATTTTCTATAAAAATTTTGGACTTCCTTACTTGAAAAAGCTGGCAGGCTGAAAGTTTTTAGCGGTGCGCGCTTACTTGAAAAAGCTGGCAGGCTGAAACCCGGCGGCGGGCCGCGCCAGCCAGGTCGGCGCCATGGTCCGGACCGGTGGCCATGCCTGGCGATCCTCGAGGTAAAATCCCTGCGGCGCCACGGTGGCCATCCCGCAATACCCATGGCCGGCGCCATAGCGGTTCGGGTCTTACTTCAAAAAGTTAGCCGGCTGAAACTTCTTACTTGAAAAAGCTGGCGGGTTGTCGTTCAGGGAAAACGATTGACACACGGAACGTATGCAACTACAGTTCAGCGTGACAGATATGCAAATTTAACGACGGAGAATACCGATGAACGACGCGATTATCCTGGATGACCTGACGCCGGCCATGATGACCATGGAGACGGACGTGGAGCTGCCATCAGGTATCCGGGCTAACAGTATCACTGGCAACCTGATCGGCCTCAAGCCTGGCGAGGTCTACGTTTATGCGCAGGAGCTGGACAGCAGCAAGGCGCTGGTAGACCTGCAGACCGAAGCCACGGCGCTGCGCTACAAAATGCGTAACGGCGTGTCGTCGTCCCTGCGTAACGCCAAACGAGCCTGCAATAGTCAGTTCTCACTGGAAACGGCGCTGGTCATGTACCCGTCGGGCCGTGCGTTTATCCAGGTGGCGATCAAGCGCGTTGATGACGGCGCCGGCACCCCGGAAGACGACGAAGTTTAATCCTGTAGGACGCGGCACCTCTTTTTTGCCGTACCACCCTTTTCCCCCGGAGACACCACATGACCACAGCAGAAGCATTCGAAGAACTGGACCTTAGCGATGGCCGTGAAGCCACGGTTTCCCGTCAGTATGGCTACGATGAACAGCGCGGGTCCATCAGGGTCGAAAGCCCGAATGGCGATATTGACGCTATCAGCCGCCTTACCCGTGATGACGCCATTGCGCTGATTGCTGCGCTGCAGCGGGCGTTCGATATCCCTGACCGCGCCGCCGAACTGGAACTGCTACTGGAGATGCGCGAAGAGACGACCCTGAACCTCATGGAGAAGTCCGTCATGGCAGGCATCGCGAACATCATGTACGAGAACGGCCTGAAACGCGCCACCATCACCCCGCAGAACGTTATGTCCGGCTTTGTGCCATCGCTGTCGATCGACGTCAGCGTGCCGGGCGTCGTCATCTACACCCTGAACGGAGAGCCTCTCAATGGAAAACCCGACACCGAGTAATGTCGCGCTGGCGGTGAACCGCGTTGCGGCGCCGCGCAAACGACTCGACGCTGGCCCGGCGTTCCGCTCCCTGGAAGACAAATATGCGGTGGCCATCTATGTCACGCATACCGGTTCGGCCATTGTTGGCTACCGCGGTACCGGCAAAGTGCTGTTCAGCGAAGGCGATTATGCGAAAGCCAAAGGCGGAAAAGCGCGCGGCGCCGCAGAGGTCGGCCAGATGATCCACTACATCATCGGGCTGCTGTACTGGGCCAATACCCACATGCCCACGCCGGAAGTCGCAGCCGTACTGGCTGACATTGCTGGCGAAAAACACTAAGAAGGAAACCCCATGTCGCTTGATAGCTTATCCCGCCGCCGCGGAGAAAACTGGGCGCGCCGCTGGACCAAACGCAATCGACGTCCAATGAAGCATAAAGCGCTTGACGGTCATGCTCGCATACGCCTGACGCCGTACCTGCCGTCATTTGCGAAACTGCTGCTGGCGTCCATCCTGTTCATGGTACTGATCGAGCTGGTCGCCTGCGTGGCGGTCCTTTATGTCGTCCTGACAACGGGGGCGAAATGATGCCGGTTAACCAAAGACTGCTGTATGCGCAAAAGGCGCGTATCGCCATCGACGCGATCGGCATCTCTGCCGTTGTCCGTTTGCTGCAGACGGAGATCGGGAAGTGCTCCGCTGCCGAGATGACGGAAGACGAGCTGGTCCGGGCCATGGAAGTTATCGACGGTGCGGTCAGTAAAGCGCTTGGCGAACGGGAAGAACGCTGGCGTAAACACTGGGCGGAGGCAGAGGAACGCGACCGCTGGAATGCACAGGTGGAGAAGCGTAAGGAAGACCGCCAGCGCCGCCGTAACGAAAAGAGAGCACGCGGATGAATACCGAATTACTGCAGGCGTACGCGAAGACCCGCGCCGACCGGCTCGACCAGGTACGCAGTAAGATCGCTATCCTGAACAGCATTATTGCCGACATCGAGGATGAAGCTACCCGGGTGTATACCGAAGTCCTCGGCAACACGGTGGTCGACCCTAACGCTGACGAAGGCGCCTTTGTCAAAGTCGATAAAGAGTACGCCGAAATGGCGGCAGACCTGCGTAGCGCCCGGGAGACGAACCGTGTGCTGCTGGCCCATCTAACCGCCGCTCTTGTGCGTGCGCCATTCCTGAATCTGTTTGCAAACGGAGATAACCCCAATGAAAGTTAAAGGCTTTGAGAAAGTCATCATTCTGCATCTCGGCGCGCTCTTTGGCGCCGCAAACGCTGGCGAGAAGTCGGTAAAAAGTTTCCACCGCACGCTGCTGAACACGCCGAATCTGGATGAAATGTCGGTCCATGAATTCGCCGCCGGCCGTGTGAGCGACCTGCTGGCGAAGCACGAAGTGAAAGACCCGATCGGCTATAAGACGATTGGCTTTGCGCCGTACGCGGACTACGTGGGCGGCAAGTTCGCCATGGGCATCCCCGGTACCAACGCGATCGTGCTGCAGGCCGAAAAGCGTGAACGCGTGCTGCCCGGCGTCAGCGTGCGCAACGAAGTGACGAAGCGTATGGACACCTGGCGCGAGAAAGAGATTGAAGGCTGGGAGCCGACCCGGAAAGACTGGGCGCAGCTGAAAGACGATGTTGAAGCCGAAATGCTGAAAACCGCGCCTATCCGCCCAACCCGCTACAACGTGATCATCGCCGTCCCGTACGTCTACGTGTTCACCACCAGCGCCAAGACCGCCGAAGAGATTAACTCCCTGCTGCGTGCCGCGTTCGGTACCTGGCCAGTGGAACACCTGCTGATCAATGACTTCGTGCTGCGTCAGTCAATGGAGAAGGTCGTACGCGGCAGCATCAATGGTATCACCGGCGACGACTTCATCCACATCAAGCACGACGATGGTGATGACGTGAAGTTCAAGGACATTGACATCCACAAGGACGAAGTGGTCCTCGACTACCTGGCGCGGCATTACACGGTTCGGGCGCTGAACATGCGGATCGACGAAGGCGAGATGCGCCCGGGCGTGGGCAATGTGTTCTTCCGCCTTACCGACAAGGCGATCATCTCCGGGATCCACATCGGCGAGGCAGACGTTGACGCCAACTACGAAGCCACGCTGGAGCGCTACAACAATGACAGCGGTACGTTCCTGACCTACATGGCCAACCTGTTCCAGACGGTGCTGTCGCTGCAGGACGTCATTGACGTCTTCCGCGATAAGATGGACATCACGGTTGAGGTCGACGCGCAGCTGGAAGACGACGACGAGGTGTGACATGGCAGGCCGTAAACACGCTAAACCGAATCCCCATATCGCCGAGCATAAACGCCTGCTTGGCGCTATGGCTGTCGGCGAGTCCTTCTTCGTGAGCGGCAAGCGGCCTGCGGACCTGGGCTACGTGCGGCGCCTGGGGTACCAGTTGGGGTATAAGCTGGCTATCCGCTGGGTGCTGCGCGACCCGATTTACGGCCGCATGGGATCCCGCGTCATGAGGGTGGGCTGATATGGGCTACCTGGCGAAGAAACGGACGGCGTACTGGCAGGACAAAAAGACGGGCCAGATCATCAAGACCCGTCAGCCCGAGTCCTATACGCCATGCCGCGAGTGGTTCATCTATTTCCGGGAAGTCCGCCTGCTGCATAACGCGGCCGCCGGGCAGGTCTGCGCGGAGGATGCCGGCACCTGCCTGTCGTTCCGGGATGACCCGGACTGGACGGAAGTCGACCTGGAAACATTCATCTACTGGGATTTGATTTATCGCAATCCTGACGTATAGTGATCGGGACATGGGATGAAATCTTCATGCTCGGTGTTCCACTGACATTAAAGCCCGGCACGCTTTGTCCGGGCTTCTTTTTTGCCTGCAGAAAGCGTTTGACACACGAATCGTGTTCAGCTACATTTCTTGGGAGTCCACAAAAAGGAACCTCCCATGAAGAAGCACTTAATGTCGTTTGGCCGCTTTGACCAGAATCGAATCGGCAAACAGACCATCTACATTTTCCCCCTCCCGCACGGCCCGCGCTGCATCGTCCGCGTCGAGTATGACCCGATAGAGGAAGAGACGTCCGTGCGCATCCACAACACAGAGGAACGCAGCTGGCCGGATATCGCCGACTTCGTGCCTGACCTGTCGGAGTGGTTCGGGCGGCTGTATCACGCCCTCTTCAATGAGCCTGACCCCCGCTTCACCCGCAACGGCAAACAGGTCGTCTTTCCGGCCATCATCCTCGATGTAATTCTGCATGACCGTACCGACGGCAACGGGCAGGACGAAGGGTCCGCCGACCGCCTGGCGAAGAGGCTGGAGGATTTCGACCTCATCGGCGCGCCGGCGCCACGCGATACTGTGTGCGCGCTGATCATGTGCGTCATGCTGGAAGAGGAATACGCCGTCGGGTCGACCCGCTGTGACCTCTGGTGGCAGCGCTCATGGCTCCAGCGCGGCCTGCTGCGTTCCGGCCTGTGCAACCCCTACTCACACCCACGCCCGCCCCTCCGCGAGCTGGCCCAGGCGCCACGCCAGTGGCACTGGGAGCGCAATGGCATCGCGTCAGACCGTCCGGACGATAACTGGGCGATGATCGAGAACTGCTTCAACCGGTCATTCCGTGCGGCGCTGGTGGTGGACGTGTGGCAACCGTGGGCGGTGAACGGCAACGCCCTGCAGCTTATCCGGGAAGAGGACATCGAAGTATGACCACCAGCGCAGAAGACCGGGCAAAAGCGGACTGGCTGCGCCCGTACAAAGACCACCTGTTATTCCCGGCGACCAGCATTTCCATTGAGGTCCATGGGCCAGAAAAGAAAGCGTGCCGGGATATCGCCGAGGCGATAGACATGATCGTTACGCTCATGCTGTGCATGAAAGAACACGGCAATGATAAGGCGGCGATCCAGTCCTGCGCCCGGGCGTTAAACTGCCGCGTGGAGGACCCCTACAACAAAGTTTTCCTGACGAAAGTAATGACGGCGTTTATGCCCGACGCTGTCATCCGGACCCGGGTTAAAGAACTCGCGCAGGCCGACTGGAAGGCCCAGCGCCAGATGATCCGCGATGGCGTATGGCCGTCCTGGATGATGGAGGACACCGATGGAAACTAACGGCCACAAAAACGCCATCCAGCAATCGGACCAGGTGTTCTGTTCCTGGTGCGGGAAGACTTGGGATATCAATGACCCGTACCCGCCGGAGTGTTCGGAAGAACGCCATGCGCCGACCATTGGGTATACCGGAACTGTGAAAGGAAGTAGCGCCCGTTTTCCCGCGATACCACAAAATCTGCCTCGCGATGACTCCAATATGGCGCAGGCATATTATCTGCAGCGCCGCGGGGTCGGCTTTGTGGTCTGGGCGAACGGCCCGAAGGAAGCGTATAACTACGCCGTACGCGTCGGGATGCGACCGACGTACATGCGCCGCATCGACATCCCGGACCGCGCGTACGACGTGAAGACGCCGCGTGCGGAGATCAACCCACTGACCCTGGAGCTGGTGCGCAGCCGTTACCCGAATTTCGGTGAGGTCGTCACCCCGGTCCAGTTCGTGTCACGACAGAAGGAAAAACGGAAATGAAAAACGTAATTAACGACCCAAAGGTCATCCAGGAAATGTGCGTAGATATTATGAGCGCAGGCGCTGTCCCGGATGCAGGCAACATTCAGGCGTATCTTAACATCCGAAAAGACCTATGGGATGGCCCGGACGACGTCAGCATTTACAGCCTGAGTATTAATCATTCTCGCAATGAGTTGGGCAACAAAGTCTATCTTGTGGAAATCCAGACCGTACCAAATAACGAGCGGCTTCGCGGTAAATGGCCGGGCGTTGCGGCAAACGAATTGGCCATGGAAAAGGTATTACGCAAATTTTTAGCGGAGAAAAGGCCATGAGTAACGTGACAAACATCGTGGTCCAGAGTGACCAGCAGAAAGTGTCCGGTGGCGGCTTCCTGCGCAATGTCGACCGCTGGCTTCGTATCCAGTCCGGTGCAAGTCTTCGTTCAGTATCCCATAAGGCCGGCGGTAATAAAAACATGGAAGTCTGCCTATCCGCCGGGGCATTCAATAATCTCGACTGGCGTAGCTTTCTTAATGCGCTCCCGGGTATGGTGGATGACCCTGATGAAACGATCATCGTCATTGTGACTACGCAAGATGACCAAGTGCATACATGGAGAAACAAGAGTGAGTGAATACGTTGACAACCTCATCGCGCTGAAAGCCCGGGAAGCGCATGACCTGAAAGAGATAGGCGACCAGTGGCGGACACCGGACTGGCTGTTCTTCGCGCTGGACAAGCTGTTCGGCCCGCTGGTGCTGGACCTGTTCACCGATGGCCAGAACGCCAAATGCCCGCGCTATTACACCGCCGAGGACAACGCGCTGCGCCAGGACTGGGCGGGCCGGCTGAAAAGGATACAGTCGGAACTGGAGGCCGAGGCGGAAGTGTACGACGTCGCCGATCACGTCCAGCGGGTATGGGGTTTCGCTAACCCTCCATACAGCCGTAACCGTGCGGCGGAAGTGCCGCTGACCGGCATGGTCAATATCATGGCCAAGGCGGAAGAAGAACGGAAGAAAGGCGCGGGTACGATCTGGCTGATCAAAGCCGCAACCGCTGAAACATGGTGGCCGGATACCATTGCCACACGCACCATATTCATCAAAGGGCGCATCGGTTTCGAACCTCCGGTATGGTTCAAAGCGAAGACGGGCGCCGCAGGTGCAACGTCCGCGGGCTTCGGCGCCGCGATAGTCATCTTCGACCCGGAAGACGAAGAGAAACATGCCCCGGAGTACATCTCCCGGGAAGCGCTCATGGACATCGGACTGCCCATGGCCAACATCATGCAGGACATCCGCGAGAAGTGGATCGCCCAGTGGGACGAGGTATGAGATGAAAGAAGTTCGTGTTCATAAACGTGAGGTCAAGACCATGAAATTAACCAAAACAGTAACCCGTAACGGCAAGATCACCGAAGAGAAAACGTTCGACGTTGAAGTCCGCCGGGATGCCCACGGCGTCAAACTGTGGTGCGGAGACGACTGGTACCTCGACCAGAATAAGGTCGGAAAGAAAATCAATCCTGACCCGTTCACCGAGGTCGTCTGGTCAGTCGCCGAAGAGGAAGGAAAGAATGCCAAAGCCAAACGTGTATAACGATGGCGTAATTGGCGAGCAGGTAAGCCTGGCGGACGGGTATGACCCGGACGCCTGGTACTACCACCCCGTCTTCTTCCACGCCAGTAATAACTACGATGGGTCCAATCTCGACGCGCTGCTGGACGCATACCACCTGGAGTGCGAGGGCTTCTACCTGGGCGAAGGCTATCCGCGAGCGCTGGAAGTGCCGCTGCGGGTGGCGTACGACAACGCAAAGACGGACGAGATGCGTGCCTCCGTGCTGCGTACCTGGATGCCTCGCCCGACATCGCTTAACGGGTCCGGCTGGTTTCTCCTGTATACGGCGCCGACGGAATTCGATGGGCCGTATGCCTGTTTCGCGAGGGTCAAAGATGGCCAGAAATAAATACGCGGGCGTCTGCTACTACTGCAAAAAGCATGTGCCGGCCGGCGCCGGCCATTACGAACGCTATGCCGGGTCATGGCGAACCATCCATGTCGAATGCGTGTTCAAGCAGCGCGCGGAAAAGGCGCAGAATGGCTTACATAAACGGCTCTAAACCGTTCCACTACTACAACGAGTGGGACGCTAAAACCGCAGCGTGGCTACGTGAACTAATCAGGCGCGGCCACCTGCCAGATGGAATTGTCGATGAACGATCAATCACCGAAGTCGCCCCGGAAGATCTCCGGGGTTTCCGTCAGTGGCACTTCTTCGCCGGTATTGGGGGATGGCCGCTGGCCCTTAAACTCGCCGGATGGCCGGCGTATGCGCCAGTGTGTACGGGAAGTCCGCCGTGCCAGCCTTTTAGTGTGGCTGGAAAACGAGGCGGGCGGGACGACTCCCGTCACCTGGCTCCGGCCTTTCTCGACCTCATCGCAGAGCTGCGACCTCCAGCTATTTTTGGCGAACAGGTTAGCGCAGCAATTAAAGAACTGTGGCTCGATGCTCTATTCGTTGAGCTGGAAGACGAAGGCTACGCCTGCGCATCGGCAGTATTGCCAGCGTGCAGCGTCGGCGCCCCGCACAAAAGAGATCGCCTTTTCTTTGGCGCTATCGACCTGGCCGACCTCGTCAGCGACGGACTGGAAAGGCGGCTACGCGGGTGGGCGGATAAGGAATGGCAAACTATCCGTCGACCGGCTGGACGTGGCGGCGCAGCTGGCGACCTACCCAACGCCGAACACCTGCAACGACCGCAGCCCATGTCCGGACTACGCGCGGGCGGGATGGTTCCGGGAGGACGGGACGAAGAAGCATATCCGCCTGCAGGACATCGCGGGGATGGCGGGATGGCCAACGGTGACGACGATCGACAACAATCAGGTACGCGGGGAGGCGGGCGCAGCGGGCCATCCGGATCGGTCGACGACCCTGGGCGGCGCGGTTCGCCTCGCCAGCTACCCGACACCGCTGACGGTACCGGACTCGCCGGCATCGAGGGGGCAGCTATCGGGGAGTTACAGGAAGGGTATGGAGAAGTGTACGCCTGTTCCGGACTTCCCGATCAGGATCACGGCGCATGGTCAAATGCTGACTGGCTGCTATGCAGGGATGGAAATTTCCGGCCCGTTGAATCCGGCACATTCCCGCTGGCTAATGGGGTACCCGCCCGAGTGGTGCGACTGCGCGGATACGGAAACGCCATCGTCCCGCAAGTCGCCGCCCAGTTCATCCGAAACTTTATGGTGGGAACTGTAGATTTTCTGGAAAACGTTTGACACACAGAACGTGTGCAGCTAGTATTCTAATCGAACAACAAAACAACCCGGAGATATACCATGTCAAATCTTAATACCACTGTGCCGGCCGTGCGCCTCACCGTCGAAAGTGTTGAAGGCAATATTGGGGGCTACCTTTCCCTGGAATTCCTTCGTACCGTAAACGTCGTCTTCGATGAAATGTTATCGCGCCTTTACCACGGCGCTAAAAAACGTAAAGACTGGGCGACAGCCGAACCGTGGAAAGAACTGACCGAGCATGAATGCCGCACCTGCATTCGCGATTCGCTGGCTAAAGGTAAGCTGATCGACGCGATGAACTATCTCATGTTCGCGCATCTCAACGGGCATAAACTCCTTTCGCTGCGTAACCCGTCCACTGACGAACCGGTCAGCATTGATTCGCAAATGCGTGACCAGCTGGCGAAAGCGATGGGCGTCACCGGCCGCAGCTGGGACGAAATGCTGGCCATGGTAGGCGCGGTGAAAGCACAGTCAGTCGAACATGAAAAAACGATTGAGGCGGTCACGAAAGAATTAAAACTCGGCCCCGATGCCCCGGCAGATGCGATTATCTCCACCGTCCATCTCCTCGTTAAGCGCTGCCAGAATGACGTAACCGAAGTCAGGATTACCGGAGGTACGGCCCAGGATGCCATGGAAAACATCGCGAAGGCGATTAAGGCGAACTGTCAATCGGCGGCCTTCGCGCGGGATGGGCGTACGAAGAACACGGTGGCTATCAAAAACGAAGCCGCTCCGGACCTGTTCCCTGAACAACGCATTAAAGCATATAAAAAACAGCAGCAATACGAATTGACGATGGATGTCGATAACTCCGGTATCGCCTCGCCGCTGTTTATCTTCCGCAGCAAGAAAGACCGGGACTACTACCTGCCGTTGCTGCGCACCTTCCTGGGCGCACTGGAACAGGCGGCCTATGGTAAAGGCCGTGAGCGCCATGCGAATGACCTGCCTTTTGTCGAACAGCCTATCCTGACCATGGCGCGTATGCTGGACAGCGACGCCGGCCTGGCGCAGCAGGTTATCAAGAAAACCATTGAAGCCCGATCGCTGCCGTCTAAGACCGCCCGGATCAACGAACTTCGCGGGACGCTGGTGTACGCCGCAGCGATGATCCTGTTCGAAGAGATGTTCAGCAATAAGTGCGAACCGTTTGAAGAGTTTGGCATATGAAGAGAGTCCTGATTTCTGACCTCAAGCCGGGGATGCGGGTCATCATGAAGGACCGCACTGTCGAGATAATCGACCTGGCGAGAACGCACCGCGCGGCAAACGGACGAACGGTATATTACTGGAACTCCAGGCATAATCCCCCGCGGAAAGGACTTGACCGTTTTATCGGTTGTGGCGATTTGACCGTCGAAGTGGAGGACAAGCATGTCGATGCGTGAAATCTGTAGAGCAATTGCGGATAAATATGCCGCCCTCCCGCCGGACCCGGATTACCCGCTCTACGGGGATATGATCCGCTTCCGGGATAAATACAATGGCCGGGAATACTCCGGCGTCGTCCTCGGGCATTGCGATGGCATTCCGATTTTCTGGAAGCCATGGCGAGTGGAGGTGCGGGTATGCCACACCGACGGTACCGTAGCGTTTCCACCGCTGCCGGTGATGCATGTGGAAAAAGACGAAATTATTAAAGTGACCCGCGCCGACGGCAGCGGAGAATGGACCAAAGAAGAGGAACACCCATGAGAGCAAAACCAGAACACATCGGCAAAATCCACCTCGTATTTGACGTGGAAAACCTGTCATGCATGACCAACGGCCACCTGCTGTCATTTGCGTGCGTCATGTTCCACGCGGACGAAGGCTGGATGGACCACGTGTCATTCACGTTGCTGCAGGAGCGCGGGAAGCCCCGTGGGCATATCGACCCGGATACCGTTCAGTGGTGGATCGGCCAGGCGTTGCAGAACCCGGAAGCGGCAATGGACACGTTTAATCTGTTCGGGAAGGGGGATGACCGAAGCTGGACTATCGAAAACGCGCGTTATCAATTCATGGCGTGGGTCCGGGAGAACCTGGAACAATGCTGCGAAATTGATCCACGCAGTCAAGAACCGAATACCCACGGTAACTTCTTCACCGCCTTTGACCTGCAGGTCTGGGGTCACGCCCCGCGGGTAGACCTTATCCAGCTGGAAAACGGTCTGTGGGGCGGCGAAGGCAAAGGCCCATGGAGTTTCAAAGCGGAGAACGATACCCGCACGCTAATGAACCGCTGGCGGCGTTTGCATCCGGGCGAAGGGGATATGTGGAAACTTGCAGACGCCCGGGCCAGACACCGCGTATCGAATGCGCCTCATTCTGCTGTGCGTGATGCGTATCGCCAGGCATTCATGGTTATCCTGGATCATGGATGGGCCGACCGCTTCCCGGGTCCGCTGGTCGAACCGGATTAATTAAAAAACGTTTGACATACGATTCGTGTGCAACTAATATTACTCCCGAAGGCAACGACGGGAGTTTTTCATTATGAGCCAGATTGTTCACCGGATTGACCAGCAGATCGTTTCGAACGTGGTCAACCGCCACCACCAGTGGTTCCAGTATTACTACGAACTGAAAGCCGCGGTTGCCGCATTAATGGACGGCGAACGTGAATACGATATCAGCTGCCACACCGTGTACGGGCTGGAAGAACTGGGGCGCTATCACGGGGTTTGTCGGGTATACCCCGCCCCGCAGGGCATTTATCGCAGCGGCCGCCGCTTATCGGATAAGCCGACGGCCAAAAACGCGCCGCCGCGTTACCCCTTGCTTATGGAATCCGGGTTTGTGCTGGACCGTAATGTCGTCAGCGCCAAAGCGTTCGTCTCCGCCTATGAAACCGGGATGAAAGCCAGGGGGAGACCGTTAAGTCCCGGGTATATGGCGGTAAAAGAATTCGCCATGATGAGCGAGCCGCCGAATTACCGGGCGATCACCGACCACCTGGGCATTAAGTCAGTAATACGCATCACCTTTAACATGAACTACGAGGGTTAACCCATGATCAAAGAAAGCGAGAAAGGTTACGAAGTACCGGTACCCGGCGCGCAGGAATTCATCCCGGCCCGTACCATGGAAGAAGCCGAAGGCGTGCTGGCGGGCCTGCAGGGCGCCACCGAAAAAAGCAACCCGTACAGCGACCCAACTAACGGTACCGGGGCGAAATGCCGGGCATACTGGCGCTGGGAGGCTGGCCGTAAGAAGGCGGAAGAGTACATCGAGTCGTTACCGCAGGACGGTGATAAGACGAACCGCCGCACCGGATTTATCTGCTGCCTGCTGTCTGCGCTGTTCGTCATCGCAGCCATCCTGGCAGCCATGGGCATCCTGCCTAACTGGAGCCTGTAACGATGGCCAGTAAGCGCAGACTGCGCCGGAAGTCATGCGAGGGGAAGCAGCGTTATCCGGACATCCCGTCCGCTATGGCAGGCATCAGGCATGTCCAGCGGACGTACGGGTACAGCGGGCCGATGGATGCCTACCACTGCAAACTGTGCGGCAAGATCCACATCGGCCACCGGAAAGGAATTGGCTCACATCGCCCCATGGGGAGGAAATAAGATGCGCGCAAAAGACCGGCATATAAAGCCGCATTTCACAGTAAACGGGCAAATCTGGTTCGTCGAAAAAGACCTGGACCCACGGGAATTCGAGTTTTCACCGGACCCGGCAATACGGGCATGGTTTGGGCCTGATCAAATGCGTCACCTGGTCAGCGTCTATGAATGGTGGAAGCGCAAAGACGCGGCCAGCGCCAGGATAACGGATGCCATGCTGATACGGCACTGCGATTCCTACCAGCTTATTGATGGCCGCGGGAAGATGAAATACCGCGTAGTCCACCGCCCGGACATACCGGTTTTCATACGATACCCGGATAGCCGACACAGTAAAAACTGGCGTGACCGCACAGTGCCGCACCTGAAAAAAGACGAACGGATGAGCATTGATATGATGTTGCGGTCCGGATACTGCCGCACGTCCAACAACCACCTGATCATTTCGCGGATCGATTGCCCGGACTGGCGGGAAAAGCTGGCCGTACATTTCTCCCCGCATGACCCGGAGGCTGCGCTGGACCGCACGTATGGCCGTAATGCGGCGGACTATTACCGTCGGTGTCTGTCAAAAGACCGGATACGGCTCGCAGACCGAGCGCAGTATGGCATGTTCCCGGGGTCTGCCGACGGGTACGACTATTTCATCCCCATGTGCGAGGTGCTTTAAGTGTTCAAAGCGAATAAAGCGGTCATCCCCCACGATATCCAGCGGAAGATAAACGAAGTCCAGTGGGACTTCATGGCCAATATGGTCGTCGATACGGTTGCCGCGTATGGCGAGTTAGCGAAGGCGAAGGGCCATGAACGGGTTAACGCCGTAGTGACCGGGCAAACGACTTGTCTGGTGGACATGGTAAACGCAAAAACGCTGGTGCGGATCCGCGTGTCCTGCTTCATGGATGAAATCACTATCGATGCTCAGAGTAACATCGGCCACCCTGAAAACTTCAAAGGAATTAAGGCATGAAACTGATCTACATTGCCGGGCCGTATCGCCCGTACACCTGCGCCGACGGCACCTGGGTAGGGACGCCGATGAACATCCGCAACGCCGAAGTGACCGCGGTCAATCTGGTAAATGAACTCGGCCATCTCGGCCTGTTCCCGGTGGTGCCGCATCTCAATACCCGGGACTTCGAAAATCAGGTGAAGCAAAACGACGACCAGTATTTCCTGGACGGAACGATGGCCATGCTGGAACGTTGCGACGCCGTGCTGCTGACCATGCCGAATGCGGACGAGGTGAGTAGCGGCACAAAAGCGGAAGTCCACCGCGCGCACCAGCTGGGCATCCAGGTATACCGCAGTTTTGACGCGTTACGCCGGGCGGCACAGGAAAACCAGATCGTCCGTCTTCCGATGCCGGCCGCAATAAGCATGGAAAAAGCTAACCGTATTCGCGAAGAGTTCATGCGTCTGCATCCGGAAGTGCGTAAGGTTTGGGAAGCCCGTGGCCCGCTGACCATACGTGATTTCTCTAAACTGGAAGACCGTGTACTGGCGACTTTACCCGAATTTCCTGTCGCCGCAGTTAATCTGCGTCCCGGCGATACTTTAAGAAGCGGTGATGTCGTTAACCATACCAAACATCTTGGTGGCCTGACCGTTGAGGTGAACTGGGCTAACGGTACCTCCGAGCGCTACCATTACGCAGAAATCTTCAAAGTCGTTTTGCGGCGTGTGGGAGGGTATAAAGAATGCTGAATGACATCATGTTAGCGGTGGTCTGGATTCTGGGTATGGCGCTCATGGCCGGCATAACGTCAGAGGACGAGTCAGTCGGTCGGTTCTTCGCGGTTATCTTTTGGCCGCTGGCGATAATGCTGGTCTTAATCCAGTGGGGATGGGACGAGTTCAAATACCGGATGCTCCAGCGGCGTAAACGCAAATCCCAGTAACGAAAAAGCCCGGGCAACCGGGCTTACTTTTTGCACTTGTCTATCTCGGCTCGCAGTAATATCTCATACCCCTGCCTTTGATGCCGTTCCGCTCGCAGGGCGCGCATCTGGGCGTCGATCGGCGCACCGATGGGTAATGAGTCCACCGCGAATGCCGGCGCGTCAGGCTGGCGTATATCGCACTTCTGCAGCACCGGCACTTTGACTTCCACGACGGCCGGCGGCGTTTCGGTTCGGGCGGAACAACCGACAAGCAGCATGGCCATGGTCACGATCAGCTTTCTCATTTTGCCCGCTCCTTCCGCAGCTCGGCGTCGAAGGCATCACTGGCCGCCCGGCAGACGTCGGAACCGATGGTGCGTTCCTGCAGGACTTCATTGGCCTTTCCGTATTCCTCGCCAGCGCCCCGCTGCGCCGTTTTCTCCAGTTCGGCGATACGTTGCTTATCTTTCTCGCTTTGTACCGCCATAGACGCGATGACAGCGTTTTGCGCCTGCAGCTGGGCAGTCAGGTTGGCATTGTGCTGCTTCACGCTGCCCAGGGTTTTATTCAGGCTATCGATGGTAGGCTGGTAATGGCGCTCGGCCAGCGCGTTATGCAGCCACACCAGGGCGAAGATGACGGCGGCGGCCATGATAGCCGCCACTACGGTTTTAACGGTAGGTGTGAGCATCACACACCCCCGTATTTTTTATACGCCTTCGCCAGTTTATCGTCGTATGCGTTTTTCTTATACGCCGGGCCGTTGTACAGCTGCGCCGCCTTAGACCAGTTCTTGCTTTTGATGGCAGACACGATGGCCGGCGATGCACGCAGGAATCGGACCAAGGTATCCAGCTGCCCGACTTCCGAGTATTGCGCGTTAACGAATGCCTGCAGCACAGGGTACCCGCAGGTCTTCCAGTGGTAGCCCATGATCTGAAATGCGCCCCAACTGGCGGCCTCCAGTGCGCTTGTTCGGTCAATCTCTTTGGCCGCCCGGTCCATGTCCTGATCTTCCTTGTTCAGCGACTGATAGCTGCCGGGTTTGGTAGCCACCAGGTCAGGCCATTTCCGCAGCGCCCCGTTGGCAACGCTAACCCCAAGGTTCTCTTTCAGGCGCTGATACATCACGTGCGGCTCGTACTGAACTTTTGGCCGTTTGCCATCGATAAATCCGCTGCCGTTACTCTCGACTTCCGCGAATGCCCGCAGCGCAGGCACACTGATTCCGGTCTTCGCCGCGGCCTTCTGGTACTCGTCATCCGATAGCGACATAGTGCTGCCCCCTCACGATTTAAACAGTTGCATCACATTTCCCCGCGCCCGGAATATCGCGATGAAGACGATGCAGTTAATACCGACCGTTGCCCAGTCCACAATGGCCACGCGCCCCAGTACGAAGAGTATCGGGGTCCACATATAAAACCCCATGAGAAGCATGGCGACCACGCCGCCGGCTAAACGGTGGCGCGACCCTTTCCGCTGGAAAGTGAACAACCGCCACACGATAGACAGGCAGAGGAGAACGTTGAAAATAGCGAATGTATGGGTGATGAAAAGGGATACCGGGCTATCCGGCAATGTAGTAATGATGGTATCCGAAAATGCGAAGGTAGACATTATTTCGGTCCTCCGATATCCGACTTCACCAGCGCACTTTTCAGCCATGCCAGGAACCGGTCCAGTAGTGCCTTGGTGAAATCTTTCGTCGTGATGGCCATGAGGGTTTGGATCGCCACGGCGGCCGCAATGAACGCTCCCATTGCAGATGGCGCATCGCTGGCGCCTGACGCAAACTTATGCACGCCCCATGTTATCAGTTCGGCGGCCCAGTTCGCGCAGATAATTCCGAAAAAGAAACTCACTCCGCCAAAACCTGTTTTTGCTATCAGTGTTAACTCTTTGGAAGAAAGAACGAAGAAAATGGCGCCCCAGAAAGCCCCGATAGCAACTCCTGGGTCAAGTCCGGCCCACCAGCCAAGCGCCCCGATTCCGGCGGCGCTGGCGGTAAGTACGGTACCAGTGGTAACGGGTTCAGTCATAAGAATAGTCCTGTAGTCAGGTTAGCGGATCACTAAGACTATTCTGTACACTTTTGGTGGAAATTTCTACTGGGGCGGTGTTAATACTGGGCTTTAGGTGGTGTGCCGCGAGAATCCATTCTCGGGCAATGCATCTACGTCTGTAACCGCTAAAGCGCCGCCTCTATGCGCTCAAGTCTCCGGCGCTGATACGCAGCCTCCATAGCATTACACTCATCCATAACAAGTCGCCATTCACCCCCTGCTGGTATCGCTTCTTTGGTAACTCGCGATCCTGCCGGGCGCACAAGGACCTGCATCTCATCAGAGATCATAACCCCCTGCTCATCGTACTGCGCCGGAATGGTTTCGTACTCATCGTCCCATGACTCCACCTGCTCCGGAACCGCGTCCCATTCATTGCGTACAAGCAACGCCCATTCGGTAGCGTCCTCCCCTGCGGCTTCGAATGCTTCAATAATGTCCTGAGCAATGTAGCCAACATGCCAGCGCGCACTATCTTCACCCTTCCTAGCAATAGCCCAGTCATACTTAAACCGCTTGATGCCGATTGTTCCCCAGATATCAAGGATCTTATCCGGTATCCCTTCCCGTACAGGCTTACGGTCGCGGTCTGAAACAACCGTTACCGCATTCTGGGCGTAGATGTTTTTGACCGTATTACCCGGGGAGCCTATATCCCAGGTGTTTGTCGCGCTGAAACCGATATTCCCACCGAAGACAAGAGCCGAGGCATTAAAACCAAGTGAGGTTCCGTATGCGTTTATATCGGCGGATTTAGTGGTGCCACCTCCGACATAAAATTCAACTGTTCGCGTGCCTGTCGACCCAGCGTTATACCCGAATCTCATTGTGGTACCACGCAGGGTAAAACTGCCGTTCGCTGTCAAGGCGTCAGCGGTATAGTCACGGCGATAAGTCCGTGCCGTGAGCGTTCGCTGGTTAATATTCAGAGTATCGCCAACTGCACCAACAACCGCATCGAGAACATATTGCCCACTGAGGGACCCATCAGTTTTCAGGTTACGCTTATGAATGCGAACTTCCCCTGTGTATCCGGTAGAAGACCCCCCGGTAATATTAAGAGGGACCCCCATGAAAACGTATGGCTTATACGCAGCAGGTACGTCTACGGTTGTCCTGCCATTGGTGGAGTCAACCTCAACGATCGATACAGTGAACTCTTTAGCGAAGAAGGCACCGATGCTATTCCCGCCTTTGATGATTAACGGCAGATTCGTAAAGCCATAATCCTCGTAAACAGTGGTCGCAAACTTATAATCTGTGTTCGCCCGCTGGTGTGCCGTCCAGGGATAAATGACATCCTCTGGCATGAAGATACCGCCGCCAACCTTTTTGAACAGGTTATATTTAAACCCGTTACTCGGATTGACGTGACCCCACACACATAAATCTGACGTCTCTGGGCGATAATCCAGTCCGACAGGAAAAACTGGAATACCCCCAGTGAATGCCTGGACAGCCTTGAGAATAATCGGAGTGGTGTCGGGGATAGTAAACTGCAATGACTGCTGGCTTCCTGCGGTACCAACGCCGTCATTGTTGTTCCATTTCAGGTTCTGGATAATCGCCATTTTATAGCCATTACCATAATCAATGGCCATTTCCGCGCGGGCAAAGAACAGGTTCTGGTTGTACCCGGCATCTGCGGAATTCTGATCAATGTTGGCATTAGTCCAGATAGCGATGTTGGACAGGTCAAAACTTCCGGTCAGGTCTTTGTACCAGATACAGATATTGCTGTGCATCGCAGGCGACAAAACTGGCAGTTGCAGGATGCCATTCGCCGCCATCAACCCATACGGAGAGAACATCTCCTTGGTGGTTTTGTGCCCGCGCATACTATCCACATCTGGCGGATTTGGATAAGTGGTGTTTGTGTTGTACATCACACCATAGGTGCCATATTTGAAATCAAATCCGCCATGTGGGAATGCGCCGGTATCGTGTGTAGGGCTACCGAAGCGAACGAAGTCAATGCCGTTCGTTGATGGGTATGAACCGTATCCGGCTGGCGGCACCCAGTTCTCATTCGCATCATAATACCCAAATGCACCCGCCTCGAAAGTCAGGTACTTGTATGTTCTGTCAGGACGGTACTGCGAACCGATGCAGTCGATATTTAGGCCGAATCCCTTCTCATTGCCATCGTTCCACCACTGGTTCAGGATGGTGACATAGGAAGGAGTGTCTTCCATGTAGCACGCAGTGTAGACGGAGCCACGGGCAGCGGTTGCGATAACAGACTTGTTCGGTTTGCGTTCGGTCGGGTTGTACGCCGGGATGCTGAGATATGCGCCTGAGCAATGGAAGCCATGACCAGTTTCGATTAAATAGTAGTCGCACTGCTGGCCGCTTGGCGAAGAGGCCCAGCGCCCGTTGTTGGAGATAGTCCCACCAATCCACTGACACCAGTCAATATGTAGTCGCGCACAGCAATAACGTGCTGTACTGATATACATATTTTTGAATGTACACCCGCAGAAGTTGCCAATCTTCTCGGGGAGAACGCTAGATTTGTATGGGATGATATCGCTGGACATCACGCCATCTTCCTCAATGCGAACCTGCATCCCGACGAGGTTGACACGGAAATTTTCTACGCGGCTGTCTTCAAAAGAACAGTACCATGGGTTAAGCGCCAGGATACCCACACCGGCAGTACAGTCCGCATCCAGCGTTCCAGGGACATGATCACCAATGATCTTCCCACCGGTCATCTGGGTGAAACCAAGACTTACTGACTCCCAGTAGAGCTGGTTTCCAAGTGCTGTGTACACCTCTTCCACATCTTCTACAGAGTGCTCGAAGCCGTTAAGGTACTCACCAGTAACCTGGAATTTCCGAGACGCACTGGCCTTAACATAAATGGTGGACGCGCCAAGATTATAGACGACGTTCGAGCGCAACTTCGCAGCTTCTTTCCCGATACGCCAAATACCAGATGAAATATTGAAGGTGATTATAGCGTAGGTGCTCTGGTCATTGATGTTATTACCCGGCTGCATCCACAGTGGAAGAGCGCTGATAATGCCGTTGATTGCCTGCCCCAGACAGACAAAATTATCTGTGTCGAGTTGCGTTTCTGTATAGTTGGCCGCTTCTTTCGCACCGTTGGCCTTGGGGCTTATGACGCCCATCCCAACACCAACTTGCAACTGGTATTCAACACCACTGGCGTTATAGATTTTCGCTTCGGTGATGACGTGGGTTCCAGCTTTTGAGGCATCAGTATTTCCAGTAGCTACCCACGTTCCCTCCCCCCCATCATTAGGCGTATAAAACCCACGAACGCGAATCGATGAGTACGTATCGGTCGAACTGAGCACAGCTGACACCGATGGCATCCACTGACCTAACTGGTACTGAACTTGCTGACGGATATCATTGTCACCAATAGCGACAAGATACTGAGAATCGGTATCCCAGCTCGTTGCATCAGTGCCAGTAGTCGTAAACCCAATAGGCGTACTTGCAGCAAGTCGATATGCCACGCCATTATAAACCGTGACCTGACTGCGGTTTGTAAATGTAACTGGACCTTCGACATAGTCCGCAAGCCAAGAATAACCGGATGCGGCAAGCAGGTCATTAAATTCATTCCTCTGACCCGTTATCTGCGCGTCAAACTGGTCATTCGCAGAATTGAACCAATTCCCCCAAATAGTCTTCGTTGAGAGGTACCATGTGTCCCATGAGCCACGGGTGGCTTCGTACCACGTGTTAAACGCGTCAATCGCGGGCTGAACCAGCCCCTTGATCTGTTTGCTGAAAGAAGGCTTCGGGCCGTACCCTTCGACATTGACGTCGGTGTTTTGGTCCGCCGTCATCATGTCCTTCATTTCAACCGCCGCCTTGGACATATCCTCCGCGGAGTCTTTCATCGATTCGTACAACGGGTCCATATCTGACATTTTAGTTACCCTCGATTAACCATTTGCACAATATAGCACCCGGCCTTAATCTGTTAAACGCAAAACACGTAAGCGGGCGCGCGAGATAGCGATAGGTGAAGTCGCAGAATGCTTCACAAAAAGAGATACTCGGTCCCCCACATTATAGCGCCGCAATGCGGCCACCTGCAGGGTAAAATGCGCGCCGGCTACGCCCGGGCTAACCGCCCACGCCACGTCATCCCCGTCTGCCGCCGTCGTCCCTACCCCTGCGGCAAATGCCGTTGAGTCCGGGAACGGATTGCTTCCGGTTCGCGCAGGGCGGACAATTCCCTGAATCTGGTACATGCCGGCCTGCGGGATGACGTAGTCGGTGTTGGCCGTTGCATCCCACCCGTCTGCCGTATCTGACGCGATGACGGTCAGCGGGACTTTCACCCACGCAGTATTATCAAAGGTTTCGGTACCCGGCCCGGATACTTCCAGGAATGGCTGTGCGGGGATCGCAATCGCCGGGATAATCCATGCAGAACCGGTGTACCGGTACGCCGTGCTATTCGCCAGGTTGTAAATAGACCATCCCGCCCGGGGCGTATAGAATTCCCATGCGCCTTCAACACGTACGGCCAGCTTGCCCGCCTGGCCGGCAAAGGCGCCGGACGGCGACGTCCCGACAATGTAGCGCGTTCCGTCATCCGTGACTGACGGACTGTTCGCAATGGCCAGCACCGCGGCGCCCACAATTGCATCCAGTTTTTTCATGTTGGCATCCATGCCCGGCTTCCACCCGCTTTCGCCTAAATCCCAGCCGTAGGTCATGCCCAGGTTCGGGGCTGTTTTCTGCGCCATGGTTATACTCCGTAAGTGAATCCGTAACTATTGCCATACCCCGTATCGCTAGACGGGAGGATGACGTTAAAGGTGTGCTGAAAATCAGTGTAGTTCCGACGACCGTCACGCACGGTGTAAATGCGGATCTCATGGGACCCGGTCGATAAGGCATCCACGGGGATGTTAAACGACGTGCCGGTGATGCCCTGCTGCTGGTATACCATTGAGCCGCTACGCCACAGCTCGATCGTCACCGTGGTTCCGTCTTCCGGAATGATATTGCCCGCGTCCCACGGTACCTGGGTCGCCGCGTCCTGCAGCAGGCGGTTTCGGTTGGCCCAGGTGACAGCGAGGTCAATGCCATTGACGTTTACCAACCCTGGCCAGTATGTGCCGCCGATCTTCACATTGGCAACCGGGTACGGCAGTTCGTACCGCCCGCGCAGGGTGATGGTATCCGTCGTAACGTTGTTAATGTCCATCTGGTCAATGGAGGTCTGCATCACCGGCCGGTATTGCACCGTCTCGCCGAATGACCTGACTGACTCGTCTTCCGGGAAGGAGCTGGAGCCGATGAAGTACACGATGGTACCCGCTGGCCAGTTACGCGGTTGTGTATCCATCAGACCGCGGGTAATGGTAGCCTGCTGCGAGACGTCCGCGAAATTCGTCACTTGGACGATCTCTTCGTTGGTACCATCCGTGAGAAGCGCAAAGCTGTTCGTCTCCATGTCTGCCAGGCGGTAGCTGGCCGACGCATTCAGCTTCATCTGAGATGTGATTTCCGGCGTCAGCGCATCGGACAACGCGGATTTCGGCGTCAGCGGCCCAACGGCGACCAGCTGCCACGATGGACCGGCTTCCGTGGTGATGTAGGAGAACAGCTGGACCGATTGCGCGTTGTCATTGCCGCCCGTAGCAATCTCCGTCGAGAAGCCCGCGAAGGTCGGCAGGACGTCTGCTGGCAGACCTGCAGCACGGATAAGATACCAGAACGGGTATTCCCATGTGTAGCGGTACGGGAACAGCGTTGCCGGTTGTGCCGGGTCGACCCAGCCGTTATCCTGCGAGCCGGCGAAGGTCGCGGATGACCGTGAGAAGACGTCCTCTACGATGCGCAGGGAGATCGAGTCATCCCCGACCGCTGCAATGCTCACCTCGTCGACACGCATGACCATATTAGCGATGCCATGTCTCGGCCAGTTGAAGGTGACGTTCATCCCCGGTGCAATCGCCCACGCTTCGCGGTTCACCACCACCTCGGCAGTACACAGCTGCGCGCTGGCCACCTGCAGGTCACGTTCGGTAAGCCGAATGGCCAGGTTTGCGTCCCGCACGCCGACGTACTCTTTTGTCGTAGACACGACGCGGCCCTGCGCCTCAATGTTAGCCGGATCCTGAACGGTGACAGTCTCGTACTCTTCATTTTCCGGATTCGTGTACTTCGTGCTTATCTCGTTGTACGTTTCGCCAAGCGCTTTCCGGGTAAAGGATTTCAGACTGGCGTTATCCGGATTAATGGTCAGCGCCGATGGCTCACCCGCCCGGATAAGTTTAATCGTCCATAACCCGGAACGCGGGTCGAGATACGTCACGGCGTTAATGCACGACTTCACATCGTCAATGAAGGTGTAGAGGTCTTTGTCGTCATCCCAGACGAAGGATAGCCCGAAGCCCTCGTTATACAGAGTCTGCGCGGCAGAAAGATATGCGGCGTCATCGATCGTAGCGGGCGCGTACCCCAGACCCCATTCCGTGTTCATCAATCCTTCGCGGATGATGTGCGCCGGGTTCATGTTATCGCCGATGTAGCAAAGTTCAGGGTGCCAGTCGGCCCAGAAGCAGCTGACCTTGAACGACACATCTTTCAGGTAGGCGTTGTTCCCGATGTAGTGGTCATGCATCAGCGCGACCGCCAGCCCACGGTAATTCAGGCCGAGGTCCGGCACCTTAACCTGCGGCTTCCAGTTATACCCTTTGGAAATGAACCAGGCCAGGATGGCCGGCGCGGAATACGACCCGTCAGAGCCAACGCCGATACAGCGCTGCCCCCAGCCACCGAAGCCAATTTCCACCAGGCCCTTTACGCCGCCTTCCGATGAGTCCCCGCCGAACAGGCCGGTATTGTCCACCGCCACAAGCGCCTGTGACTCGTCGCCCGGGTTTTCCACGTTGCCGGACCAGGCGACTTTATCGGCCCACCAGATTTCCTGCAGCTTGGCGATCGGCCCATGGCAAATGGCGAAATGAAGCCCGATATTGTACTTATAGCCGACGACCGATTTTTTCTTGCTTTTCCCGCCCATCAGTTATCTCCGTTGACGCGCTTCTCGGCGGCCTGGCAAGCACGTTCCGCCAGCGGGCAACCGGTCGCCCGCATGACCTCTACCAGAGTTCCGTTCTTAATGAAATCCCGAAAGTCCAGCCCATGTTTCGCGAACCAGTCGCGAGCGCCATTAACGCAAAGACCCGCCGTCGGCAGGTCGGTAGGTAATACGCGGATATCACTCATTTCTTGATCTCCGTTGTCCGTTGTCCGCCCATCCATAACAGGTTAGGCGATTTCACACGCACCGTCCCGAAGACTACCGGAATGGATCGTCCGGCGTCGACCGTCGGCACATCGACCGTCTGCGGAGACTGGTTAGCGCTGGACGTTTTGGCCCGCGGAGTCAGGGCGTAACTGGCCAGCGACATCGCGATGGAAATGATTATATAAACGACCCAATCTGGCATGGCGCCCCCTAGAACTGGTTTGCATTGAACGGGTTTTTGACAGGGATATTGGCACATCCGCCATAATTATCCGCGTTATTAAACACGTTTTTACACGCATCGAAGGTGTGGAGGCAACCTTTCGATACTGAAACCGGACGGCCAGCGGTCATGTCGGATATAGGCGCGATGATATTCAACGTCCAGTTGCGGCCACCGTTGTTTATCGCAGACGAGATCGCCCGGATTTCGGTCAGGCCGTTCTTCAACGTGATGCGGAAGATACCACCAGTCAGGGTAGCCTCGGTCAGCCCGCGGTCTTCACTAGTCAGTGTAACGGATACCGTCATTGAATTAGCGACCGCCGTGGACGAACCGGACTCCGAATGCAGCGACTTATCCGCTGAACAGGCCCGACCGTAAAGTGCATGCGGGCATCCGCGTTGATACTTACGCCGCAGACCGATATTCAGCTGCGATGTGCTTATGGACTCGCAGGCCAGTTCCACCTCGGACGACTCTATCATGTTGCCGGACAGGACGCGCCCAGTCCAGATCATCCGCAGGTCATCATCGCCAGCATGGCCACGGTAGATATTCAGCGTCGTGATGCGGCTTGGCGCGCGGGTCACTACCAGACCTGTAATATCGATGTCCTCCCTCGCCGTCACCGTCAGTGTCTGCTTATCCAGTGACCCCGATGTGACGATTTCACTGTGTTTTATCGGGAAAGGTGTCCATGGTCGGCCGCCGTAGATAGTGAGGTCCAGCGCGGCGACGTAACGGTACGCATTGGTCGCTGCATCACCGTAAATGAACTCGTAAAAATACAGCGGTTTCCCGCGGTCAACGCTATCTTCCAGTTGAGGATATGACACGTTTTACTCCTGGACGGTGATAAAGGCCGTCTGCAATTCGGCGATGCCGCGGGCATGCCATGTAAGTTCAACCGAATCACTGGCCTGCCGTACGCGGTACATCAGGCTGATCCGCATTATGTCCGTCTTTTTGAGCGCGCTGAAAAACTCGCGGTCCAGTGTGATCGTCGACACCCCCGCTGACGTTGTTACGCTGGTAGCAGCCGCGCAATACATGCGGCCGTCAAACGTTTCAACCATCAATGCGATACTCGGGTCGTCCAGCAAAATCTCTTCATCAATGACAGCATTCCGCTCCACCCGTAACTGATTCGGTGCCGGCATATCGGCGGCCGCCGTCAGGTCGTGCGACCATGATGGCACCCAGCAGGCCACCTGCGCGCCACGCAGCGCGTAGAACACCGAGAGGATGTCGATAACTTCATCATACGTGAATGCGGTCCACTGCGCCTGGAATGTACGGCGCCCAGCGTTCTCCGCATACCCAGGCGTAACCGCCGAGTTGTAGTAGTCGATCAGGTCGTACTGCCAGGCATCGGCCACTGTCACCGCGGATACCCAGTTAGGCTTACGGGTGATGACCATGCGGGTATCGCCATTCAGTTCGAAGGTCATTCGCGTCGTATAGTTCGACGGCATTGGCGGCCATGTCGGCCAGACTGCCGGGTCAAGCAACGCCGCCAGTCGGATGTATTTAGCCCAGCGATGACCCTGTTCCGCGATAAACGAAATCAGGTCGTTGTACGATGATACCGCCGGCACGGTAAACGAGTCCGTCTGCGGCAGGATCGTGAAGCCGACCTGCGCTTCGACCGTAGTGGAGGTCGCCCTGGAAGACGACAGGTCATTGTTCAGCAGCCCGTACTGCACCGGCATAATATCCGACCCTCGCGGTACGGGGAACATCAGCGAATCACGCAGCATAACCGTCGTCCCGGATACCCGCAGCACGTTAAGCAGCTGGCGGTCATCCCCGGATACGAGATAGAGTGCTTTCACCACGCCCCAGGTGGCCGGCGGTTCTTTGTCCAGGGTCAGGGTGGTATCGCCGACTTTCCCTGCTACCAGCGTGCGAGATGCCATGTGCCACTGCGGAACGAGCATTGGCCGCCACTGGCGCTTCCGGATGATGGCCTGGTACTGCGCAGCCTCGTCGGCGGTCGTCAGCGTATGGCGCATGGACAACGCCCGGCGCGGTTTAGTGCGACGGGACAAGCGCTGCTCTCTGCCGCTATCTGCCGTGATGATCTGCGTGGAGAACTCAAACGCCTCTGTCATGCCATCTTTCCAGTTTGGCTGCAGCGGCCACATGGAGCGACCATAGATAAACCCGCCTGACTGATCTGCCGATAGCCCTTCCGCCGAGTCCAGTAGCCCCGTGATCCACTCCCGCGCCTTCGCCCGCGTGGTGGTGTAGTTATTATTCGACTGCCCACACCAGTTATACAGGTCCACCATGGCATTCAGCAGCTCCGCATGCCAGCGCCCTTGCCATTTAAGATTCGCCGGGTCCGGACTGAATGTGCCGGCCATTACGCCGCTGGTAACGTAGGTGAAGTCGAACATCTGAACGCACTTTTCTACCACGCGTGCCACTTCGGTAGACAGGCCACCGGCGGCATTGTTGGGCCGCTGCAGCTTATCCACCGCGATCGCCGCCTGCAGCGCCACCGCCAGTAGCCCCGGCTCATAGACAGGCGTCGGGAATGAGCCGTCGGTATTCAGGCGGTTCGGGACGGTGAACCAGAGTTCAGGCAGTGTAACCGTATCGCCCTCCTGATACCCCAGAACTGCCGCTTTCCGGATCGCCGCGCTCCATGCGTCTGCGATGCCCGGGTTCGACGGGATCCAGTTGCGGTCATTGGCGAACCAGCGTAGCGCATTCGTCGCAATGTTCTGCGCCTGCGTCTTGAGGCTGGAGTTGTTCGTCAGTCGAGCGATATCAGCGGCATCCCGCATCGCTACTAGCTGGTCGAGCATGCCTCTTGAGTCCAGTGGACCACCCCATCCGAATGTATTGGCGGCGCCGTAAGCCGTCGACCCGGGCGCGTCGAAATAGAACACCGGAACGAACAGGCCAGTCACCCGTGTCGGGTAGCTGGAGTTCCATGCTTCCTGAGCGGCTTGCATCAGCGTCAGCACGTTGCCCGTCGCCGAAGTATTGCCCTGTGCGGCCCATTGGCTCCCGATCTGCTTTCCGACATACGCCGGGGACCGCCAGCCGTTATCCCCCGGGGTGAACTGCGTTATTACCGGCACGGCGCCGGGCGTATACATCAGGCCACTGTATTGCATCGAGACGTTGACCTGATTTACCGTAGCGTCCCGCCCTTTCGTCCAGGCGTTCTCCCCCATTACGTCGGAGCCGGTCGAGAAGGCTTCATACGCATCACGAAAAGCACGGTTTTCCGAGTCGGTATCGGTACTCGGCTCAATCTCCATCGTCGGGGCGATACGGTATGCATCACCGGGCTGCACCACGTCGCCATTGCTCAACGTGAAGTTATGGCGGACGCCGATAAGGTAGTGCGGGATAAACGTCCCGGTTTCTGACGACTGACCACGGTAGAGATAGGATACGGCTGCAGTCAGGATGCGATTGGCCAGCTGTACAGCCGCCGGGCGGGGATCGATACGGTGCGCCCGCAGAAGTCCCGTCACCATCCGGAACTGTTCCGACGACGTTCCCGCCGCCGGATTAATGCCCGATGCGTCAGTCGTCGAGTCAGTAAGGCTGTGCGCTACCAGTCCATCGCTGCTGACCAGTGCATCATTGTCGGTTAATCCCGCCATTCATCACCCCAGAACCTGTTTAACGGCCTGTTTATTGGCCTTGATGTAGTTAAGGATCACTTTACTATTTTCCGGGGCGGTTAGCCCAGCGGCGACAACCGATGCCGAATCTATCGTATTGATAACCCGGATATCCTGCGGATTCGATGACCCTGAACCACCGCCGCTTCCCTGGTTCATTATATTATTCGGGTCATCTTTGGACAGGATCTGTTCGCCTTTCTGCGCGATGATTGGTACCTCATCTGATTTAAGACCCGGCAGGCCACCATCATGGAAGCGCGGCGCCCCGACAAACAACGACGGGCTGACGGAGTTTTTCCGCTGCTGGCCGCCCGTCGTTTTGCTGCCGATGATGCCGCCATTGTGTTTCGCCGCTACGCCACCGAGGGATGCCGCTGCCGCACCGATGCCGCCGCCCATCCCTGCCAGGGAGTTTAGTACCATCTGCTGTAGAATCGCCTGCGCAATCTTCATCAGGAAGTCCGCGAAGAACTTGGTTACGGTCGCGCCGAGGCTCCGGAATGCATCCTGCAGGGACATCGTGCCGCTAAGGACTTGGACAAGGCTATCCGTAACAGACTGCAGCCCCGTCGCCAGGCCATCCAGAACGCCCTGCACCACCGTACTATCCATCTGGGTGAATGTGCCGGTGACGTCATTCAGGCCTGCGCGGATCTGCGCAATTTTAGCCATGAGCGCCGCATAGTCTTCCGGCGACATAACATTGCGGAATTTCTGCGCCAGCTGGTCCAGGCTGTCTGCCGACTGCTGCAGGTTCACGTTCATTGTCGCATACAGCTCGGACGTCTGCTTCACCGCCTCATCTTCGGAGATGATGCCCGCCTGACGCTTGGCGTTAATCTCGTCCAGCAGGCTTTTCTTCGTTTCCTGGACCGCGTTAAGCTGGTCTTCCACGCGCTTGATCTCTTCCAGCTTCGCCTGCGTGGTAGTGTATTCGAGGTTCCGCTTGCGCAGGTCTTCGAACTTGCCGGCCAGTTCTGCCCCGCCCGAACCGAGTTTTTTCGCCTTGGCGATCAGCTGGTCATACTGCGTATTAACGGCCTGCAGTTTGGCCTGCAGTCGGTCATCAAACGAGGCATTCGGGTCGACCTTAGACTGCTTAACGCCTACAGCATCATCCAGTTTTTCATACTGCGAAGTCAGCGCCGCCAGCGCGTTTTCCTCGCGCTTCGCCGCATTCGCCCTGCCTTTGCTGCCGTTTTCCATGGCGTTATAGGAATCCGTCTCGGCTTTCTTCCGCGCGGCCACAATCGCGTCAAGACGCTTGACCATCGCAGCCCCTTCGTCACCGCCGATCGACTTGGCGCGCTGGTATTGCGGCGCGAATTCCTCGTCGATAATCGCCAGGCGGCCGGGCAGGTTTTTACGCTGCAGTGCTTTCTGCGCGGCAACGCCAGCCTTTTTCGCCTGTTCTTCCATCTTGGCAAGATCTTTCGTCATGCCTTTGATATCGCGGTCGCGCTGGGTGACTCCAGTTTCCGGGTCAGCGGTGTACTGGAATTGAGGGTTTGTGATCGCCTTAATATCGGCCATCAGCGTCGCCACCTGACCACGGATAACATCCACCGCAGTCTTGTTGGTGTCGACCATGTTTTTATTTAACTCGGCCCATTTTTTATCGACGTCATCCCAGACCTTGCCCGTGGACTCCAGGAAGTCGCGGTGTTCTTTCGTCATGTCTTCGGCCAGGCTATCCGCCCAGTTCGCCAGCGTTTCGCCGACACCGGGGATCAGGCGCAACACGTCCGCAATCCAGCCCATGATCATCTTCGTGGCCGTGGCGAATTGCGTCGTGACCGGGCGTACCCAGCCGATGAGGATGTCGTACAGCATCGTCGGGATTGACTCCCCGACCGCCAGCAGCTGATTCCCGAGGTTTTTGAAATCCCGGACAACCTCGTCAACACCCTGCCGGAAGGTCGATGACTGGTCGTACATGATCGACCCAATGTCATACGCGATAAGCGCTGCGCCAACAAACGGGATAACGCGCAGAAGCCCGCGTAACGCGATCCCAACAAGACCGATAGCGCCTTCTGCGGTAGCAAGACCTGTCGCCCATGTCATAAGGCCGGTGTATACCCCGCGGATGAGAACGACGCCTTCTTTCAGCATCGGCAACATCGTGCGGATGGACCCGACTAACCCCAGAACCATCCGCGTGATTTTAAGGCCGGCCAGAACGCCGAGCACCGTGATAACCGTGTCCAGGTTGTCAATCAGATATCCGAGGGTATCCGCCACGTAGCTGAATGCCGCACCCAGTTTTACCGCGGCCTCCTTCCCATCCGAGCTGTTAAGGAAGTCCGTGACCTTCTGCAGCAGCTGAACGTATGCATCGATATAACCGGAGTCCGCTAACGCCAGCTGGAATGCATTCATCGCGTTACGTGCGCGGGCTTCCATCGCGTCCACGCCTTTGCTTGCGGTTTCCAGTTGGGCATCAATAGCCTTAGCCTGTTCACGGGCGAAGTTGATAACCGCTTCGCCGGAAACCTCGCCGTTCTCCATCGCCTTTATCAGCTCCGTCGTGGTCATGTTCATGCCTTTCGCGAACAGCGCCACCGCCCCGGGTAAACGTTCGCCCAGCTGGCCGCGCAGTTCTTCGGCGTAAACCTGCCCTTTCGACAACATCTGTTCCAGTGCGCGGAAAATACCGTTCATATCATCCGCGGAGAGGTGGAAAACCCGGCCGGCTTTCGCCACGCTTTCGAATATGAATTTTGAATCCTGCAACGACAGACCGACGGCTTTCGCCGCTACCGCGAACCTGGTGTATGAGTTCGCGACCACTCCGATATCAATACCCAGCTTGTCGGAAAGCCCGAGCATATATTGCCATTCATCGTTAAGGGCGGCCTGGCTTTCCCCAACAACGGTGGAGATCTTAACTAACGCCTGCTGGCGCATCTTGTACGCATTCACCGCACCGGACGCCTGGTTAAGAGCGCCCTGCACACCAACGTATGCCGTGGCCAGCCCCAGGACCTCTCCGCGGATACGCTGCAGCATGGAAAGGGTGGTTCGCCCTTCATCCCGGAAAAGGGAGAAGGCTTTTGAACCGTCGCGCGTGGCACCTGAGTTATTCCGCAACGCCTGCGTTAAGGAGTTTATCGAACTGGTAGTCTGCCGGCTCGTAGAAATCAGCGCTTGTTCTGCGCTATCCAAATTACGGGTATCAATGCCCGCCGCCCGCAAAGCCGATTGTGTCGTACGGGCCGCAGTTCCGGTGTCCCGCAATGACCGGGCGGCCGCCGCAAGTCTCTGCTGTGCCGCCTGCATCCGGACCGACAATTCACCCGTGTCGGTAGTGGCCGTTCGCATTTGCTGCGCTAAACCCTGTACCGCCCCCATTGCTGTGCGGTATTCCGCCCGCGCTGCCCGGATCGCTGCCACCTGCTGACGGTACATATCGATCTGCTGCGCCATGGCCGAGACGCTCTTATTCGCGTCATTCAGCTGGCGGATCTTGCCTGTAATATCGGTAATCTTTTTGCCGCTATTCGCTATCTCCGTCGCAAGGGATGTCACCTGCTGCTGCAGTCCAGACAGCGTCCGGCGCGCAGCGTCTGACGGGCTTACGATTTGCTGGATTTGCGACGCCAGCGGCCCCATCTGCGATGTGGTGGTCTGTACGACCCGGCCCAGGGTTGAATACCCTTTTGCCGCCGCCAGGGCCTGCTGCGCTTGCTGCTGCAGCCCCTGTATGACTTTATTTTGGGCGGCCGCCGCAGGCGCGGTAGCGATGATGTTTTCCTGCTGCTGCAGTACCTTATTAACGCTCGCCACGCTGTTAACGATGCTGGACTGCGCGGCACCAAGGTTTTTCGTCTCAATACCGTATCGCTGCAGTTCTTTGGTAGTCCGGCTCACCTGCGCCGCCCGCGACGCCTCGGTGCGCTCTGCACGCTCTACCTGCCGGTTAACCCGGGCGAGTTCGGCTTCCTGTTTTTTAGTTACCTTCGCCGCGGAGTCATACGCTTGCTGCAGCTGCGCTTGCTTGGCCCGTAAGGCTTCCGTCTTTTGCGCCGCTTCAACCATCGTGGCGTTCTGACGTTTATACAGCTCCACAAGGGCATTCAGCTTTAACAGCTGCTGCCCGGCCTGCTCAAGTTTTTTGTACGAGGCTTCCAGCTGACGCGTCGAGACTTCGCCCCGTTCTGCCGCTTTACGCTGGTCGTCCTGCGCCTTCGCCATTGCTTCAATCGCGGAGGCCACGGCTTTAAGGGGTTTCTGGCTGAAATCCCTCGCCCGGATCCTTAGTTCGACGTCTTTGCTGTTAGCCATCGCTCAAGCCCTTAATCAGTTTTTTGTAGTGCGGGCCACCTTTCTTCCCGTTCATGACGGAGGCCAGTAGCGCCTGCAGTAACGTGCTTTCCGTCACCAGGTGCATATTCACGCGGCGCCGGGCAATCTTGATTTCAGACCACAGGTACCCCAGCGGGTACCGGCGTGCGTCTGGGTGTCCCTGAGACATCAGGAAGGACACGCCTTCCCGCAGCTCATTGTGAAACCGGATTACTTTTTCCCTTTTGCTGTAGACGCGGGTGTCCGGCTTGCCTTTGTTTCCCTCATCAGGTCCATGGCCTTTCGTAGCATCTTTTTTATATCTTCAACGTCCGAGAAGGTCAGGCGGCCAACGGCTTTCAGCGCGTCAATCTGGGCGGTCAGCGGCAGGCGCTGGGCTTTCTCCAGGTTGGCTTCGTCGTCCGCCGCCAGCGCGATGATATGCGCTACCAGGCCGGGCGCATCGTTAATCAGTCCCATGGCGAATTTGCCCATGGCCACGTAGGAGAGGTCGCTGCCGCCGTGGGTTTCATAGAGGTCGAACAGCCCTTCCAGGTCGTCATAGTGGACGCGGACGATCTTCGAAATGTCCTGGAAGGACAGGCCGCGGACCTCGAATGTCATATCGCCTTTTTTAGCGCGCTTAACGATGATTTCTTCGGTATCCGGAGTGAAATCTGACAGTGACATGGGGTTTATCCTCTTCGTTGGTTGACGTCGTTAATGTAGCACGTCGGCAGAAAAGCATAAAAGAAAAGCGCCCGTAGGCGCTTTCCGGTGTGACTGCGGTCTGCTCTTACGAGAAGGTCGCGGTTTGCGATACTGCGGACTTGCCGTTCGCCAGCGTTGCGGTAACTTTGGCAGTGCCGGCCGTCGCGCGGTTCAGCGTGGTAGTTGCCAGGCCGGTGCTTGCGGTGGACGCGCTCGCCGGAGTAACGGTAGCGCCGGTGTCCGTGGTGAAGTTTACAGTTTCACCCTGAACCACGGTACCGTTGCCGTCACGAACCGTAGCGGTAGCTACGATACCCGCACCGCCCGCCGTAGCGGTAGTGCTCGCCAGCGATACAGACACGGTACGCAGCGTCGCCGGGTCAACGGTTGCCGCGGACGGCAGCACGTCAATGTACAGACGCTGGGTGATGTTGTTCAGCTGCAGCGCTTCGAACGAGAACGACATTACGTTCCAGTCGTCGCCTTTCAGTGCGTAATCCCCGTCCGGGCGCAGCGCCACTTTCGGGAAGTAGTAGTTTTTGTTGGTACCGACCGGGTTGTCCGCGATGTAACGCAGGGCGCCGTAGATCTGGTTGGTCTTGCCGATCACCATGTTGCGGTTCTGCGCAGCGATATCACACTGGATGATCATCTGCTTATTGCCCGCGAACTCGGTGGAGTCCGGCTCGATGTAGATACGGCCTTGCGCCAGGTCCAGCTCGTAGTTGCCAGCGGCGGTAACGACGGTAACGCCCGGCAGGGTGCTAATGTCGCCAGCGCCCGGGACGATTTCAGCGTCGCCATCTGCCACGCCCACCACAACGTTATCCACGTTGAACAGGCCCGTCGGGGTGTCGTCGCTGGTACCGATCTGGTAATACTTGCCACGCAGTACCGGCTTGAACACTTCCTTGACGCCGGTCTGGTCGGTCAGGGTCATGTTAACCAGATCGCCAAGGAACCACAGCGCCAGGTTCTCTGCCGCGATGTTGTCGCAGGTGAAAGTCCCGGTCATGCCGGCTTCCAGCAGGACGGAGGCATCTTTTACGCGCAGGCCGTAATCCGACGCATAGTGGTCCAGGTTTTCCGTATCAGTGGTGATCGTGAATTCCGGACCGTTGCCGAAGTACATTTCGCCAGTCTTGCGGTTAGAGTTCGGCAAGAACTTATCGAAATAGGTTTTCCCGCGTCCGATTGTATAGTCGTTCTGGAAATCGCTTTGCATCTTTCATCTCCTGTTAGGGATTCCGAATATCTACTTTTAGTCCTACCCTAATAGGCAGGAAGAAAAACGCCGTATCCGATAGTCCTTCCTCGGGCGGACGAACAACCGGCTGTGCGAGTGTCAGTGTAGCAATCATTCCCTTCAACCGATAGACCCCCGGGAATTCCGGGTTTCCATTTTCATCCTTCGAGATGAGCATTGACAGGCGCTTTTCGACGACTGCCACGATGTCGTAGATCGGGTCCGTTGGATTGCGCGCGTCGTCTGCGCACCACCCCTGAACCAGCAGCACCCAGTCATCCATCCGGACGGTCTGTTCCTCGTTAGCGAATTTCCCGTAGTCGGTTGCTTTCGCTTCCAGAATAGACAGGAATGGCATCTTTGCCACGTATTCCGCGCCGAATCGGTCCCGACCGCGGTACACCTTTCCCCGGAAGTCATACGGATACCCGTTATCCGGGGAAATGCCTTCCAGGAAATCCGTTAATGCTTTCAGCACATCGAGGCGCTTACTCATGATAACCTCTCGAAATTACGGAAAAACTCCGTCGCCACCATGTCAGCAATTTGCGGCCCGACCTTCTCGGCCACCTCCGAGAATACCTGGTCTACCGAAGGGCCATACAGCAACGCTACCTTGCCCGGGACCAGCCATGATTTATGCTGCGTCCGCTTGTTCGATAATGACTCCCCGGCGGAAAGTCTTACGGCAAGGCCGATGTTGTAGTTGTCTTCGGAAAGACTGGCGCCTTTTTTCAGCCTGACGAGAAAGGCGTTTTTCAGGTACGTGGTCTTACCACGCTTCACCCGAACGGATACCCCTTCCTTTCGCCGGCTATTCACGACGCTGTTACTCGTCACGAACCGGGCCAGGGAGGTCGCCCGTTTACGTCCGGTGATGGTGGCTTCGAGGTTGGACCTGGTGGCGCGCTTGGTGACTTTCAGGCGGTCGGGGTTGAGATACCCGGATGGGAAGGCCACCTCGTTCAGCATGTTTTTCTTGACCAACGACATGCCGGTGCGCGATGCGACGGTGTTGATGGCCATCTGCATCGCCAGTTCGGTTATTTCCGGAAGCCGCTTGAGGTAGTCACGCAGCTCCAGGTCGCCCACGGAAATAACGTTAACGGTCATCAGTTCTTCCTCGACACCTGCCAGATCACTTCGACCGGACCGACAATCGGTTCCTGCGTCTGCAGCACCAGGCCAACGTTGCCGTATCCTTCCGCCTTGATGATAATCACGTCACCGCCTTCCAGCGTGACACCTTTCGCCTGCAGCTCGCCCTGCATAAAAACGATTCGCTCGATGCCATCGATAATCTGGGCGTAACCGCCGCTATCCAGATCGCCGACCAGCTGCTGCTTGTTGTGCCAGCGCACGCTAAGACCGTCGACAATGACTTCCTGCGAATAGCTTTCATACCGCGCAGATACAGACAGGGACGCGTGAACGTCCCTGCGTGCCTTCGCTTTGATTGCCGCGAAGTTAGAGGCCATATCAGACCTCTTCGTCCGCTGCGCCGGCCTTACCGCCTTTTTTGGTGGTGGCCTTCGCGTCAGACTTTTCTTCCTGCGCAGGCGCTTTTTCTTTCGCCGCCTGGTCTTCCGCATCGACTTCGATGATCGGACGGTCAAGGGCGCCCGGGTTCATGCTGTTAATGGATTCCAGCTCTTTCTGGGTGAAGTTGAAGATTTCACCGATCGCCGGGCGGATACGCTGGCCGTCGCGGAAAACGATGACCGTCTGGACTACTTTACGTTGTGGCATAATCTCTGTCCTTTAAATTGGCCCGCCATTATTGACGGGCCTGCAGGGGGTTACGGAACGACGGTCAGCAGGAACGACGCATTCGGGTCTGCCGGGACCATCAGCGGTGCGCCCTGAGTCATCAGGTATTCCACGCTCGGGTCCTCTTCTTCCCACATTTTCGGGAAGTATTCCAGCGCCCGATAGCCGGCGGCTTTATCCATGATTGCACCGAAGCACTTAACGCCTTCGATCGCAGACGAGATGCCCATGACGGCCTTCTGGTTCATCAGGTACTGTTCCTGATTTTTCCAGTCGCGGAATTTCTGAGTGTTAACCCAGAAACGCATACGGCCGGCGCCGTTGATGCCTACCAGCTCACCCATGAGCTGAACACCTTCGACATCGTCCCACAGACGGGTCAGGTTGGAGTCGGAACCGCGGATATTGCCATCCATCAGGCCGTCTTTGCCCCACAGGTCTGCGCCGCCGACTTTAACGAACTGGTCCCATGCGTCGCCGCCGAACACGTAATCGCGGATCACCGTGCCGGAAAGTGACTTATCGGACACCAGACGCTGACCATCGCGCAGGTCGGCGATCATGTCCATCAGGGTAACGCCGGTGGCGGTCCAGTCGGAAGTCATGGTCAGCGCCGCATCACGGCCAAAGTCTACGCGGGTTTTCGGGTAATCCTGCCCTTCCACGTCAACGTAGCCGTACTGCGCAGCCTGCGCGGCCATCCACTCCCAGGTGTTTTCGTGCATCGCGCGGTGCTTCATCAGCAGGAATGCGATAACACGGTCACGACGCTGCTCGTTAGAGAGGCTACCGGTACCGAGCGCTTCGCCGGGTTGACGCGGAACGATCATGTTCGGGTCAATGACGTGCTTCGGTTTAACGTAAGCCGGTTTGAAGGTCTTGGTGTTGTAACCCTGTTCCTTGATCACACGGCCTTGCGCGGTAGGGGCGACAAACGGCGCGACGCGGGTAACGTCCTGGATGACCTTATCGAATGCGATCTGGTCTTCCTCGAAGTTAATCTGGCGCGGGAACCACTGCAGGAAGAACGCCGGCAGGGACTTAACCTTGCGTTGCACTCCCATCAGGACGGTAGTTTCGTACAATCCAGCCATTTCTGCTGCTCCTTAGTACAGGTTGCCGATGTGGATGTTCGTACGTTCGAACACCGCCTGACGTTTCAGCAGAGTATCGACTGCTGCCGGCCATACGAGTGCTTCGTGGTTGAACACACCACCGATGTAATACGGTGCGTAGGTTCCCACGACACCAGCTTCGTTAGCGATACCGATGGCCGTCGCTTCCGGGTTGGCCGGAGTGGTCGGGTCATAAGGTACCAGTTTGCCAGCTGCGTTTTTGGCGATTACCTGATAACGCGAAAACGCGACTGCGACTTCACCGCCGTCGGTTACGATATCAGCTTCACCAGCAAACAGCTGAGTGGGTTCCCACGAACCGAGGTCGCCGTTGCCAGCGAGATAGTTCGGGAGGCTTGCCATCAGGGAGATCAAAGACATGTTAGTCGCCTCTTACTTAGTGAACGAGTCGCCAGCTACAGCGGCCATCGCAGCCATCAGGCCATCACCTTTGCCGGGTTCAGCCCGCTGTTCGTTTTCCGCACCCATATTCGGGTGGTCGGCGTTATCCATCACCGTCTTGAACGGGCTGTCCGCCCCTTTTTCCGGCTGATTGGTGGCCGCCGCTGGTGCCGGAGCCTGCTCGACTGCAGAAGCGCCCAGCATGGTTTCAGCATCGGCAACACTCATTGCGGTATTGAACGCAATATGTGACGCCAGTTTTGAACGGCCTTTCGCCGCTTCGCATCCCAGAATACCGGAAATGCGATTACGTTCCGCCGTAGTCGCTGCCGCGGTCGCCGTGGCAGTTGCTTCGGCTGCTGCATCTTGACGGGCAGCGTCCATTTGTTCTTGGGTAAACATCGCGTTTGCTCCTGGTTGTTCATCCGAGCCACCGGACGGCCCGTTTAGGAATTCAGCCACTGCCTTAGCCGGCGTTGTGACCGCATCTATTAGTCCGAGGGCCAGTGCTTCTGGGGCGTTATAGCATAATGCCTCGGTGTCACGCACGACTTTCGGATCTAAATTTCGGTTTTGTGCGACAAGATTGACGAAGTCTTCACGCATGGTGTCGACATCTGCCTGCCAGCGGGCCTTTGTCTCATCTGAAAGCGATTCGAACGGGTTGCCGTCGGCTTTATGCGCACCGGATTTAATAATACTAACCTTAACGCCGAAGTCTTCCAACATCTTACTGATATCGACGTGCATCGAGATAACCCCGATGGACCCGGCGCCGCCCGACGGGATGACCGCCATTTTCGTCGCTGCGCTGCCCAGGGCGTAAGCCGCAGAGTACGCATTGGAGTCCACGACGGAGAACGATGGCTTCACTGCGCGTGACGCGAAAATCTCGTTCGCCAGCTCAAAACAGCCCGCCGCTTCACCGCCGTTAGAGTTCACGTCGAAAATAATAGCTTCCACGTCAGGATCTGCCAGTGCGGCGTTCATCTGTGAGCGGATGAAATTGTAGCCTGTCACGTAGCCATAGTAATAGCCGCCATAGCGGTTAATCAGGGAGCCGTGGATCGGGATGATGGCGAAGCCGCCGGAAAAGGCGAAAGGCTTATTTCCGCTCGACGGCGCCATGCCGTACGCCGCGCATAAATTGCGATTGCGCTCCGCGGCGATACGTTCTTCGGCATCGAGGTCAAAATCGTCCTCATCGGCGCTCATCTGGAACACCGACTGGATATTCAGCAGGAAATTGGTGTCGCTTTCACGGACAGCTACCGGCGACCCGTTCATGCGCTGAACCGCTTGCATTAAGCTGGATCGAACATGTGCATTCATTGGTTCTGTTCCTTATCAGGGTTATCGGTCGCCGACGAGGAAGATGATGTCGTCTCTGCGCCTTCGACAACTTTACCTGAAAAATCCAAATCCAGCGATTTAATCAGATTTTCTTCCCGCGCGCGCTGCTCAAACACCGAACGGAAATCGCCACCCAGGCGCGCAATTTCGGCTTCGTACGTTGACAGGCCATTCTTGATACGCAGGATCGCAGCTTCGGTTTCTTTCTTCTCGTCAATCTGGCCACGGCTGGCACCGATCCATTCAGCGTTGCAAATCGCATCACGGAACATCGGGTCATAAAAGTCGCGCCAGGTCTTGCCGGGGGGCAGCGGCACATTGCCGGCGTTAATCTCTTCTTCCAGCCACAGCGTATACACCATGGACGCGAAACGGTCGGCCACCAGCTTCTTACGGCTCTCCATGAACTTCCACGTTTCCGCCATCGACGCACGCGCAGAACTGTAGTTCGTCTTCGTGTAGTCGCGGCTGAACTGCTCATAGGAAAGACCGAGAGCCGCGGCGATATTGCGCAGCAGCGATTCTTCGTAGTCGGTACCAACGCCGCCCGGTGTGCCGGCCGGTTTCAGGTTGAACTTCGTTCCCGGGAAGAGGTGCGGGACTTTAACGCCGTCGATCGTGATGTTCTTCGACGCGGCGACATACTCGGCCATACTCGCCATGTAGGCGTTGAAGTATTCCGAAAAGGCGGTCTGCCCCATGCCCAGCTGCGAGAAGACTTCATGCGTCGGCAATTCGGATTCGATAACGGCGGCATACGTCGCGTTAACGATGGCGTTCTGCAGGGTGACTTCCTGGAAATTACGGGTCATCCGCATCTGCTTCAACGCCGATACCATCTCGCTGATCCCGCGGGTCTGCCCGGGCAGCAGCTGTTCGATGATGTGGATAATCCGCCGGCGGCCCCAGTCGAATCGCGCAGGCTCGCGCTTCCAGCGCCACTGGCCTTCAATGTTGGTGTAGTCTCCCGGGAAGGCTTCGCGGAACCAGTACGCCTGCGGGGCGCCATACTCGTCAATCTCGACGCCCTTACGGATCCGGTCGGTATCCGTCTGCATGTCCGGGTTCGACAGACGGTAGGGCGAGATAAACTGAATGGCGGTACCGAATGGCCGGCGGCCTAATGCGCCACGCCCGGTAGACTTGACCCACTCGGCGGACCCCAGCACTTCCCCGGTCATCAAAAATCCGCCGACCGCGAGGCGAACCAGGCCGGTGAACGTGTTGACGCGCCGGGCGTCGAACCAGTTCTCCGGTGACTCGGCCGCCATGTTGAACCGCGATTCAACGATGGCCTGGAATTCCTCCGCCCAACCGTCAGGAGCGCCAAGTATCAGGGAATTCGGCTTGGCGTTCAGCTTGTACTGTGACCCGACAATACTGTCACGGTGGATCGCCACGGCGCCAAAGGCATAGCCGTCGTTCTGCACCATGTCCTGTGCGCGGGCGTCCGCCATGTCCTTATCACGGGCGATCTGCTGGTCAGGCGAGATTATCGCAGGATTCCAGTTGAAGGTTGCGCGGGTGTTTCGTTCAGCGCCCTCAAGGCCGCCGCCCGCTGCAGGTTTCGCCGGAGAGGCGTCGACCGTAGCAACCGCGGTTTTCTTGCTCGCGCGAGTGGCTTTCTTGACTTCGCTCATCAGAAAATAAACCTCGCTGGGCGACTCGGCGTGCCGAAGAAGGCTCTGCACGGGTCGGGTGAGTTAATTGCGTTCTGCAGTCGCAGAATATACGCCCACAGGCTCTGGCGGTTGGCCGCCGTATACTCTACGCGTTCGCCGTTCTGATCCACCACAACACGCACCGAACCACCGACGTTCAGCTGGTTATAGGCGTCCATAGCGTCATTCAGCCATTGTTGGTACTTGGCTCGGCATTCATCTGGGGTCATGGTGGTCATCCTCATGCTAACATTTCGGCCAGTTGCGCAAAACTATAACCTGTATCTGGTTTTTCTGCGATGCCATCTGGTTTATCTACTGTGACCACCAGCGGGTTTTTATCCCACTCGTCAGCCCAGACGGGCGGGTTATCCCAGTCTATTGCTTCCATCGCGAGGACACGCCCGCTGATACACATCCCGATCAGATAGTAACTCAAGTCCCACGTTTCGTTTCGGGTACCCTGCGGGCATTGCCAGCCTTTTTCGTCGCGATGCTCGGCGCACATCTCGCCGTATGCGTAGTCCGGAAGCCACGTAGGGAAATGATACATGCCTTTGCCGGGAACCGTCACGTCGAGTCGACCGTTAAGCATATCTTTCACCATGTTGGAGTTTATCATCAGCACCGGGACGTCGCCGCGCGCGATCGCATTTTTATCCTTCCGGTTAGAGTCCGGTGTCGCGATATGGGTACGCGGGCTTTTCGGCATCGGGTCGCCTTTGACCAGAATGAATCGCCCGTTTTTCCCCTCGCGGCGCAGCTTGCGATAATACTCGTATGCATTGGCGGTTACGCCTGCGGCACCGCCGGAGTCACAGGCCGTCATCTTGACCTGCATCACGCGGCTGGGGTCATCGGCCAGTGGGTAGGTCTTCATCATGACCTGCTTCTCGATCGAATCCCAGTCCTCGAGGTACGCCGCCGGGCTTAACTTCTCCCGCTCGCCGTCTATATCGAGACGTTCGGATTTGATGATGTTGAACCGGTCAATCAGGTAAATATCGAACGGGTACCCCGGCGCCACGCCGAAGACCGCCACCTCAAAGCGGTGTTTCTGGACGTCCACCGTCGCCGCCAGGAAACGCACGGCGGGTGGTACCGTTTTTTCCGCCCATGGCTCCGCCCGGGCTTTCAGCATTTCCGGAACACGAACCGACTCTATCGACTTCGGCACATAGGGTTCGCCCATGTCGTTGTTCCAGAACTTTTTCAGTGACTCTTCCGACATCGTGCGCTCATAGTCGTCGGACGCATCGAGGTAGTTCAGCACCAGCGTCTGCCATGAGATAAACGCCGCCGCCGTACCGCGCAGCCAGAAAGACGCGAATGTCGCCCGAACCGGCTCGCCGACCAGTTGCCCTTTCTCGTTTACCGTACATCCTTCCGGTACCCACATGCCCCACAAATTCATCTCGTACTTCTCTTCCGGCGCGATTTCGCAGCCGCAGCATGGGCAGGCCATTCTGGCCGTTTCTGCTTTTTCCAGGTTGGTTAGCGTTCGGCCATCGGCGGACTTGGTGTCCCACTTCATCAGCTGGAACGTTCCTTCGAAATACTGGTCGCAATGGGGGCATGGCCATTTCCAGCGCCGGCGGTCGCCGCGGTTGTAAAGCCCGACGATGCCGTCGCACGGCGGCGCTTCGTGCGGCGTTTTCTTGATCCAGTTTGGGTCTTTTACCGGGCGGGACGGCGACGATTCTGCCGCGCACATGGCAAACGACCCGAAGGTCGTTGTACGTTTTGATGCGAGGTCAAAGGCGTTACCGTCGCCGCCGATGTCATCGTCAATACGGTCATAGTCGGTGATGATGATACGGCCCACCGGTCGCCCTGCCAGTTCAGTAACCGACGGGTAACTAAGCGTCAGGATGATCCCGGTGGTGTAGTGTTTATCGAACTTGTTATCGGCATCGCGGTTCTTCATCAGCATGGCACCTACTTCCGGGCTGTGCCGATGGAGTCGGTCTACGCGTCGCATGGAGAAGTCGCGTGCGGCGGTAGAAGTCGGGCAGAACACCATGATATCCATGGGGTCCACTTTCACCGAATAGGTAATGCCGTTGAGGATCAGCGCATCCGTTTTCCCGCTCTGCGCCGGGCCGACAAACGCCATTTTGTTGTAGTGGCGGCTGTTCAGCGTGTTCATCGGCTCGACCATGTACGGCGTGGTCATGTTAAGCCAGGGGCCGACATATGCGCCGGGCTGGTTCACGTAACGGTATTTGGCGGCCGCCTCGGCGACCGTCATGCGCATTGGCGGTCGCAGCTGACTGGCGACCGACCGGATAATGTGGTTTAACGATTTAAACTTCATCGTCTTCTTCCTCCGCGAACCGTTTTTCCAGCGTCTTCGCGAGGTCATCCAGTATTGAATCCACCGATGACTGCACCACGTTGCGCTGCGCTTCGGTAAGCCCTACCTGCCGCGATAATGTGTCGGGGATCAGCAGCAGACTCATTCGCAGTGTTTTGATAGCTTCGCCGAATACACTGACCACGTCTTCCGTCGGCCACAGGTTCCCTGCGCGCAGGTCATACTCCTGCTTCGCGCGCTGGCCGTTCCAGAACTCCTTCGACAGCTCTTTGGGCAGGTCTTTGAAGTTCATGCGGCGCAGATACGTCTCGACGTCGTACAGCGGTTTTACCAGGTACGGCGCGACTTCATGGACGGCGTAAATCGGGTACCCGCCGCGCTCCCCGACGGGCGGGATATCCATGATCTTCGGCGTGATGTCCCGGCGCTCCATGCGGAACAGCTTCGCCAGTTGCGTTATGTTGCATCCCTGAAAAATCATCGCCTCGGTATCAGCGTCCGGCGCATTCGATCGCCGATTGCGGGTCGCCAGCGGGGCAGTTTTAGTCGTCTTCGTCATCCCATAGCTCCGTTTTCTTAGCCTTCATGCGCTTAGTTATGCGGCCTTTGATGCGGTTTAGCAAATCAAAAAAAGCATCTTGCACATCACCCTTAGTATTTAGCGCTTCGATGACGGTGCCGTCGACAGTGTCGATCAGCTCCTTCGTTTTCGGATGGCGGATCATCGCTTTCATCTGGTAGACCGTTACCGGGTGCTTCTGGCCCTGACGCGCCAGACGGCCATTGAATTGCAGAAACCGTTCAAGCGACCACGGGTTATCGACGTATACGATGATGTGACCACCGTGCTGCAGGTTAAGCCCATGGCCGGCGGACTGGGGGTGCGCCGCCAGCAGCTTTATCTTGCCGGCGTTCCACTTCTTAATCGCCTTGCCGTCATCATCCATGACGACCAGACCTCTTTTCCCGAACCGCTCCTGCAGGCGGGCCAGAGTCGGCTTAAAGTGATAGGCCAGAAAGACGTTTTTCCCCTCCAGGGTGGTGTCCAGTAATTCTTCCAGCGCATCAAATTTCAGATCGTGAATTCGATAAGCGTCTTTCTGCTTCACGACTTTATCGTCGCTGGTGATCCCGACGATTTTGGTGTCGTAGATGAATCCGGACGCCAGCTGCAGCAATTTGGCCTGGAGGGACGCGGCCTGCTCGGCTTCAATCGTCAATGGGTCATCCAGATATTCGTCAAATTCGTCGGGCATGAATTCGACTAGGGACTCTTCTTCCATCTGGCGGTACAGGTCGGCGGAATGCGGGTCAAGTTCGACAGGTATCGGAACCGGGGTCGGCTTTTTAAGGTCAAGATAATCTTCCGCCTTCATCACCATGACGATGTCAGAGATCTTACGGATGATTTCTTCCTCGGCGCCATTGCGTAACTTGAACTTGAAATTGTACTTGTTTTGGATGAAATAGTTTTCCTGATACCCGGTGATCGTGGTACCAAAGCGCTCGCCTTCGTCCAGCAGGTACGTCTGTGCGAAAATGCCCATGTACCCTTCGGCGGCAGGGGTGGCAGTCAGCTCCACCAGGTAGTTTATGTACGGCCGGCAGCGCCGCAGCAGCTTGAACCGTTGCGAGGTATGCGACTTGAACATGCTGGACTCGTCCAGGATAACCATGTCGTATGGCCATTTCTTTTTGAACAGCGTACACAGCCACGCGAGGTTATCCACGCTCACCGTGTAGAAATGGCAGTCCTTGCGTGCGGCGCGCTCACGTTGTGCTGCATCACCGTCGATGACCGATATCTTCCAGAAACAGAGGTGTCCCCATTCCTCGAATTCGCTTGGCCAGCCAACTTTCGCAACGCGTTTGGGTCCGACGATCAGCACTTTGTTTACCGTTCCGTCGACGATACGGTCCAGCGCGGCGGTAGCGGCCATCACCGTCTTTCCCAGTCCAAGGTCGACGAACAGGCCGCAGAACGGCGTGTCTTTGATGAAGCCGACGCCCTCGTCCTGATAGCCGTGCATGTCCGACCGCTGGCGAATCACGTTGCGCTGGCAATATGCAATTGCCTTACTCAAAGGCGATAAGGTAGTTCTTAAAGTCTTCAAAATTGTCCACCCATGTCACGTTAGCCCCTTTGGCTTTCATCTGCCGATGGCGGTTGCGCTGCTGCAGCGTTGGTTCTTCGCCAGGGCGCTTGAATTCCACAAAAAGCACAACGCCGTTCCGGATAAAAACGCGATCCGGAACGGCCTTTTTCCCGGGTGCCGTGAACTTCGACACCCACCAGCCGCGGCCCTGCGCATACTCGCAGCAGCGGCCTTCGACCTTCGATTCCCTGACGACTGGGGTTCCCCATTCGGCCATTAGTCTTTCCTGTAGAAGTAGCCTTCCCACCCGGCGGCGCCAAGCGGCAATCCGGGCGCCCATGGCAGTTCAGCCGCCATGCAGCCGATCAGGTCAGCAAGGGTTAACGGGCTATCTTCCGGGACTTCGGTGACGATCTCATCGTGGATATGCATGACGATCTTAAAGCCCATCCGGTGTGCCTTCTTCATCCCTTCGGCGAGGACGTCACGCGCCAGGGCCTGAACGATGTTTTCCACCAGTTTGCCGCCGTGGCTGAACACCTTGCCCCAGGACGAACCATTGGCTTTTTCGATTTTCCCTTCGTACTGGAAGTTCAGCGTGGTGTACTTTTCGCCTTTACGTTCACCGCTCTGAACCGTCATCTGGCGTTCTACGATGCGCGGGCGGAAGTAGTACATCTTGCGGCCTGACGGTAACTTAATAGTCAGGAATGGCTTGGTGTATTCGATAGTCAGACACTTCCACTTAACCGGGCGATGCGTACGGATAACCTGGAAGACACAGTTTTCCAGCTGTTTCCATGCCTCCACGATTTCTGGGCAAAGTTCACGAAACGCTTTCACCGAATCCGCGGCTTCTTTCTGGGTCATATGAACGCCCATGTTCTCCGCGTATCCCCACAGCCCGGTTTTCTTCCCATCGTCGCCAAGGTGGCCGCCACCAAGGCGATAACCTGCACCCAGGGTGGCGGGTTTCGCTTTAGTACGATGAGGGATCGTCTCTTCATACGGCAATCCGAGCCAGTGGGCCGCAAAAGACCGATACAGGTCATGTTTTATCGCCAGCGTATCCATGAACCATTTGCAGTCTGTCAGCCACCCGATCACGACAGATTCAATTGACGAGAGGTCGGCAACGATAAACTTGTGACCCGGCGCGGGGATAAATGCAGACCGGATGCAGCCGACAAGGGCATCCATCGGTTCACCTGCGAAAAGTGCCAGGTTGTCCAGTTCCCGGTTCGCGATGAACCGGTTCGCGATAGTGAGGTCTTCCACCGCTTCCAGGAATTTTGGGGTACGTGGCAGGTTTTGCGTCTGGATCTTTCGTCCAGCCCAGCGGTTTGTCCTGCTGGCACCGGCGAACTGCAGAGAATAGCGGAATCTCCCATCGTGGCCCGCCGCATTTTTCATAGTCCGGTATTTGGCAACCGAGTTTTTTGCGCTATTAAGCCGGAGGCTAAGAATGGGAATGGCTTCGCTATCAATGCCGTTCTCTTCCTGCTCCCTGATAACCTTCTCGACCGTGTCTTTTCTAAGGTCGTCAAACGGATAGCCACGTTCGCGTAACCACGGGAGCAATTGTGAGACGGAATTAGGGTTTTGAAGGCCGGTCAGGTCTTTCATCTCTTCGATGATTTGCGGTTTGCGCATGTCAGCCAGGTCCAGTGCGGCCTGCGCGAATTCGGTATCGATCATTACGCCGCGGTCATTGATAAGCTGGTCAAGCGCATATAAGTCCCACTCCTGCGGCAGTATGGGATACTTGATGAGCCGATTTTTAATCAGCATTTCAGTTTCAACGTCGCGAATGTTATACCGGCAGAAGCCCCACCATTCTTCGGGATCCGTCAGTTCATTACGCCACTCGAAAGGGTTATTTTTGGTGACGCGTTGAGGCATACAGAACATCCGTATCAGCCGCTTGCCATCGGGGTCTTTCAGCTGGTCTTCTTTCAGCCCGATCTGCTTACCTACCTGCAGAAGATCGCCAGCAAAGCCCAGCATGTAGGCCAGAACCATCGTGCATCGCCAGGATTTATACGGAGTTTTCAGGCCAAGAACTCGGCGGGTCATCACCCTTTCGAATTGCGCGTTGAACGCCCACTTCTCCACGTGAGGGTCAAGCAGCGCTTCTTTCAGCTCTGCCGGCATCTTCGCGCCACGGGATAGGTCGGCGTGCTGCACCCTGCCATTGTTAACAGAATATGCTGCCATCAGGATTTTAGCATCCGGACAGCGTGAATAACGGTCCAGGCCTTGCTTCGTCAAATCGACGCGCGCCCGGCTTTCGTAGTCAAGGTTAATGATATCGGCCATGGTGTCCTCTTATGAGAAAGCCCGCACTAGGCGGGCTTCCGGTTTCAATGCCCGACGGGCTGGGGGTTAAACGTCGTCGTCTTCGTCGCCGGCGTCGTCGTCTTCCCAGTCTTCGTCGTCATCCCATGCGTCGGAGGTATCAACACGACCTTCGCCGAACGGTTCGTCATCTTTACGCTTTAAAACAGAGATCAGGTTAGCGTTTACGCGTTTGCCGTATTTGTTATCCTGGGTCCAGGGTCGGATAACCATGGATACCCAGCAACCGCCGTAAATCTCTTCTTCAATCTCAGCCTTAGTCGTTAATTCCTCGCGCTCGATGTTAAAGACTTCGGGCTTTTTGCTTTCTCGCGCAGAGAGAACCCACATGCCAGCGCATTCCGGTTTGTCCGGGAAATCGACATCGCCGTCTTTCAGGAACAACATGGCCGGCGCCACTTTGAGCGGACCAGCTTTGTGATTCTTTTTGGCGACTTCGATCTGCTCTTTCAGCAGCTGGTAAATCTCTTTGTGCGTTTTCTTCGGCAAAAGTCCGACGATACCGTATTTCGGCTCGCCTTCGCCGTCTCCGCCGTATGGGGCGCCCAGGTGCGGATATGAAGCGCGTACGTTGGAAACTTTGATGTGACCGCTCTTATACAGAACGCCGTTTTTAACTTTCTTCGCGGGAATTAATTTTTCAGCCATTTCTCTACTCCGGGTTACGAATTTACGGGTTTACCATCTTACCGATTTACACTTCATCATCGTCATCTTCGTCATCATAGGCGCCGGAATATTTCCGATCCAGTGGTGGCCGTTTATCAGTCAGCGGTACCAGGGTCGGCTTGCCTTCCGGCTTCCATACGACGCTTTCGATGACCATTGGCGCGCCGGCGCGTGACAGTCCAAGTTTTTCCCGAAGGACTTCTTCCATCTGCGCCGGCGAGCGCAATTCAGTTTTCATATAGTCTTTTTCGTCAAGGCCAAGGAACTCGTACAGCTCCCGGGCCTTTTCCGAGTTGGTATGCACGCGGTTAGAGCGTGATTCCACCAGCTTATGCCCGGGAACCGCCTTACCGTCTTTCGCGGCGCGCTCCAGTTCCAAATCCAGGCGGGCGAACCAGTTTTCAATCACTTTGCGGTACGGCAGGATCTTGGCCATCTCGGCAACGGACAGATCGCCGAACTTTGCCTTCCGCATTTTGTATTCTTCCGCCAGGGCGGCGCGTAACTGCGACATCTCATAATCTCCGAATTCAGTGTCCAGGAATTCGAGGTCGGCACCGACGGCGCATTCCATCATGTATGCCACCGCTGCGCAATTATGCGCTGCCCGGCACCACCGGCACCCTTTCAGCGTCGCCTTCCGTTTGGCTTTGAGTGACCAGGCGGCCGCTGCACGCTCGCGGATAAACTCGGCGAAGTCAAGCAATTCGTCGACGGTCACTTCCCAAACGTCGAAATGCTCAAGCCTAGGCTGTGCGATCCGGATGATGACCCGGTCAAACTCGTACTCGTCGCTAAATGCGCGGTACGCCCCGTATGCATAGAGCAACGCCTGGGGGTTGCCTTCCGCGAAAACCTGGACGCCGGTTCCGTATTTCAGGTCGGTGACAATCAGCACTCGATCACGAATGATGATGTTATCCGCGGTACCGCCCTGCGGGAGAAACGGCACTACTTCGGCATCCGGGTCTTCCTCCAGCTCGTCAGCGTTGGCCGGCGGCATCAGGTCGGTGAACCAGACCCGGATTTCTGTCAGCATCATGCCTTCTTCGAACCGACACCAGTCGACATAATCCTGAACATAGTCGATCATGGAACGGGTAACGACAATTTCATGCCGAACGCCTTTTTCCTCGATGACCTGCGTAGTCCCGATAAGATGCGTCGGTCGGATGTCCGTTTTCAGCCACTGCTCGGCGATGCCATGGGCGACGGTTCCTTCCGCCGCTTCATAGCTGCACTCGTCCTCTTCGAAAAGGTTGGCCAGCAGGCTTCCGCCGCAGGCCGTCCACATCGCAGAGGCAGACGGCGCGAAGATAGAATGCCCGCCGCCAGCAAACTCCTGCATAACACGAACCAGGAAAGACTTACTCATCAGGGTAGCCTTTTATGGCGCGTAAAATTCTTACAACGCCAACTTCATCGATTGTCTTTTTTACTGCCATAGCGCCGGCCCTTCCGTAGTTGTTCCGTTTCTGGTTATAGCGGGTTTTCTCTAACAGGTCGAAACGGAAATCGGTAAAACGATACCCCGACCCAACGTGGGTTACGACGAAACGGAATTCCCCGTTAATCCGCCGGCCGTTCTGGCCACGCGCGGGGGAAGTTACTCTGAATAAGGGGTTACGATCGCCAATTTCGAAGCGGAACTCTGCCCACATAGGCACTTCCTCTCCGCCGCCTGGCGTCATCGCTATCGCAGTTCCAAACTTATTCACAATAACCTCACTGTTAAAACGGCCCCCGCAGGGGCCGAGTTACACGGTCGACGATTAAACGTCGTCTTCTTCGGAGTTGCCTTCGTCCTCTTCCGGTTCGGCCAGTTTGGCTTCACACAGGTCAAAGATCGCGTCGAAGTGTTCTTCTTTCGCTTCGGCGATTTTGGCCAGGCCGAATTTCGCGGTGATCTTTTTGGCTTCCGGGGCGCCAAAGCGGTCTTTCACCGCTACGACCGCAGCGACTACTTCGTCTTTGGTGTGTTTCGGCTTGTCTGCCGCAGCAGTGGATTTGCCTTTGGCGGTGGTTTTACCTTTGGCGGTGGTCTTACCGGCGCCAGCGTCTTCACCTGCTGCAGCGGAAGAAGCACCGCCATTCGCCAGCAGCTGTTCCAGCAGGGAGTTGGTTTTTTGTTGTTCGGCCAGCAGCTGTTCAAAAATACCTGACATAGTTAAATCCTCGTTCGGTTAATTTGGGTTTGTCGTGTTGACGGTTTGGAGTATGGCCATTGCCGCATCCCGTGTCAACACTTTCGCAAAAATATTTTTCGGTACCCATTGGTTTTTTCGGGGATCTTTGTGAAATGACCGGGGGTCGCCGGGTATCGCCCTCTTTACTTTGTAGCAGCGCGAGACTAATATCCGTTTTACTTACACGCACACACACACGCGAGGATCATCTATGAAATTCCCACCGTGGGCTATTAAAGACCACTCCCTAAGACCGCGTTACCTCGCTGGTATCGCTGCCCTGGAGGTAGATCCGGACGGCAACCTTACCAAACTGGCGAAGGCGGCCGGCGTAAATTACGACACTATGATCTGGAATATCCGCAACACCGTTTCCGGACAGATGGCCGTCAAAATTTGTGAGGCCGCTAAAACTTCTGGCATCCGACCACATTGGTTCACTAACCCGGACTGGATAAAAATCGACCCGGATACAGGGGAAATTCTTGAATGAACTACTGGAACGAATACGGAATAGCGCTGTGGGAAAACGGCTTCACCGTCGTTCCCATCATTCCGCCTGACTCGCCCAGGCCAAAGGCAGGAAAACGGCCGGCGTTCGAAGACTGGCAGAAAATCGAGAACACCCGTGGCCAGATTAACGGTTTCGCGAAGAAATACGCATCATCCGGCATCGGCATCCTGACCAAGCACACCCCGGCGGTAGATATTGACGTCTATGACAAAGACGGGGTTAAGCACATGATGGCCATTGTCGAAAAGAAAATCGGCGCCGGCCCGGTTCGTGTTGGCCGTCAACCGAAAAAACTGGTGCTTTGCCATACCGACGAGCCGTTCAAAAAGGTCAAGTCCGCCACCTGGGAAGATGACTTCGGCCAGCGCCATGCCGTCGAAATCCTCGGTGATGGCCAGCAGTTCGTCGCCTTCGGTATCCACCCGGATACGCGCAAGGAATACACATGGATCACCGATGATACCCCGGTGAACTGCGCGGCCGCCATGGACCTGCCGGAAATCACGCTGGAGATCGCCCGCGATGTCGCCGATGCGTTCGACGCCTATGCCGAAAAACAGGGATGGATGAAAGTCGCACGGGCCATTAACGGACGGGCGGCGGAAGGCGAAGCGGACGATGACGACTGGGCGGCAATGGCCACCGTCACCAAGTGGGACGGCACCTACGATGAGCTGCGCGATATCGTCATGAAGTACCCGGACCCGGAAAACTACGAAAACTGGATCCGGGTAATGGCAGCGCTGCAGGTGTCATGCCGCGACCAGGATGAAGCGAAAGAGATCGCCCGCGACTGGTCCATGCAGGCGGATAACTATGACGAGTCGGAATTCGAGTACAAGTGGGAAAAAGGCTTCACCCATGATGCCCAGACGCTGGTGACAATCGGCACCATCATCAAAACGGTCCACGAAATCGAAGAGAAGGAAGCCCGGGAACAGGTTTCCGAGTTTACCGAGGCGTTCAACGAAGTTACCACCATGGCTGACTGGAAAGCCTGGGCGGATGACTTCCGTAAGCTGCGGGTTTTCGGCATTGAGCGCCAGCCGACTATTGACGCGGCCAAGAAAGCCTACAAACGCCTGAACGAAAGCGCGCTGACCAATAAAGCCGTTAAAGAGTACCTCAGTTTCGACTTTTCCCGCGCGGATACGCCTAACTGGCTGAAAGAATACGTTTTTGCACAGGCACAGGATGCATTTGTCAGCCGGAAAACCGGTGTTTTGCTGTCAAAAGGCGCCTTCGATTCGTCCCATGGGCGTGATATCGGCGACGTGGAAGGCGGTTTATCGCCGAATAAGTTCGCCACGGACGTCGTAAAAATCCCGATTATTCACGACGTTATGTACTATCCGGAGATGCATGGCGGCATGCAGGAGACGAAATGGACGCAAAAAGAAGGTCTTTTGGGACCGGAATTCTTCTATGACGACTCAGGATTGCTACGTTTGAACACGTTTTCGCCTGAAAGCATCCCAAAAGCAGCGGAAAAACTGTCAAAACTGGACAAAAAAGCCATTTCTATCGTCAAAGACCTCTTTATCGTGCTGTTCCCTGACACGAAAGAGCGGACGTACGTCATGGACTGGCTGGCGCACATCGTCCAGCACCCGACAAAGCGCATCAACTATTCGCTGCTCATCCGCGGGGCGCACGGTTCGGGTAAATCCACGATCGGGGTGCTTATGCGCGAAATGCTGGGGGCGCAGAACATCGGATACGTCTCTAACTCCGTCATGAATGGCCGTTTCACTGACTGGGCGGAAGGCCACATCCTGAAAATCGTGGAAGAGGTGTATGACAAAGGAGACCGGTACAGCGCCGTCGATAAGCAGAAGGAATTTATCTCGAACGACCGCTTCCAGGTTGAAGGGAAAGGCGTCAAGCCGCGTGACGTAGTCAATACCAGCTCGAAATTGATGTTCACCAACCACATCAACGCGCTGCCGCTGGACGAGAACCAGCGCCGCTACCTGGTCGTCTCCACGCAGGCGGAAAACCATCTCGACATGGACCGCGTTTACGGGTCGGCAAAGGAACGCGAGAAGTTCTTCTCTAACGTCTATCGGGCTATCGAAAATCACGGCCCAGCCATTAAGAAATGGTTCCTCGAATGGGAGATCTCACCGGACTTTAACCATAAGGGCCATGCCCCGCAGGACACCCGTGCTTTCCAGGTAATGATGGAGGCTTCCAGCGACGGCGTAGGCGAGATGTTAGCCACCATGATCAGGGAGAACGAGACACTGGGCGTGTGCAAAGACATTATTTTCTCGCCTGCTTTAAAGGACGCTTTTATGGAGATGCCGGACGTCGAAATGCCGAAGACGAACCGACTAAAAAATCTTCTCCTGGACCTCGGTTTTGAGCCTGGTGGACTGCTAAAAATCGATGGCGTTACCGGCCGGTGCTTCACCCGAAGAAACGTGAGAGCGGCAAAAGGTGAAGACGGAAAGCTAAACACTGAATGGGCGCGGAAAACGCTAAACGCCCACAATGAACTTGTTGAATCGAAAATCGGGAAACACAAAACCGCGTTCGATGATGAAGACGATGAGGTTTGAAACGGTCGAAATAAAAAGGGGGCGAAAGCCCCTTTTTCATTTTGTGATGCTGAATGGGTACCGGGAGTTCAGGTGGTTTACGGTCAGTGTTACGCTCGGGTAAAAAAGTTGAAGGGCGGGGAGCGTAGTATCCACCTTTGCAACACTTTTACGGGATAGCGTCCCTTGTGGGAGGAACGTTTTAGCTTCCACAGCCCGCAAGCTCATGCCGTGTGCCTTCGCGGAAATGACGATTTCCATGAAAATGCGATATCTAAGCGCCCGTATGTACGCTTCTACCTCTTCCTGGTCCAGGTGGTATTGTGGCATAACGCGGCTCGATGCTACTGTGCGGGCGTTGAAGCCATTCCGCATTGAAACTTTTATTTGAAATAGCAGACCTTCCGATACCGCAAGTCTTATGACTGATTCAAGGCCATAGCGGTCCATGTCCACCCCCCGTTTAATCCTATCCAGGTCGCGTTTGCGTCTGGTCTTGGGCGGGCTATCGGCGGCCGTAAATTTCAAATTTTTTAGCGCGGAAATTATCTCATTTCTGACGGCTAAAACCACTGGATGTCTCATGATAACCTCGGTGTTGTGATTCTTGGTCAAATTTTGGCACGATGTACAACACTTTTCAACCATAAAAATGTTGACTTTTATGTGCATTTCCGGCGTTTTTGTTGTAGGTCGTGGTCAAGGTAACAATCCAACCTGACGGCAATACCATGTTATACAAAGGAAAATCACCAAAAAAAGTAACATAACAAACCGACCTTTACTCGGCGCCGTTATTATAAATAAATACACACTCGTTCTTTGTGAATTTTATTCGACTTACTGTATATTATCCCTTTTATTTGTTACCTTTGTTACTTTAAGAGAATAACAGTAGAAGAAACAGTAAGATATAGAGGAAACAAAGCGGGTAACAAAGGCGGTAACGAAGATGCTCGTTACCTGACAGCTGCATCACCACTGGTCTGGCTGCACCAGTGCACCGCCCCAAAATGTAATGCAATCAATCGGTTGCGGGGCTAAAACGGCCTTTATGGCACCACCCCTGGAACGCAAAATCACGTCTGCCCTACGGGCAAAAATCGAAAAAACTCCTGCAAATCATGAATTTCCGAAGTGGGGCTATGGGGATTTCGCCGCATTTTCTTCCACCGCGGCTCTGCGCACCT